ACGTCCACACCGCCGTCCTGAACGGTGAAGGCCGAACCCGTGCCCGTATTGTTGATGAAAGCTGCGTCGCCGGAACCGGCGGCAAGGACGTTGAACCCGACCCCGGTCGTGGCCGCGCCCATGCTGAGATCAACCCCGGTCCCACCCCCGGCGAAGGTGCGGGCTACCGAGAGGGTGTTCGTGGCGTCCGCCGCGTTCGAGATGGTGGGAACTCCCTCCGCAGCCGTGACGGTGATGGTGTTCCCCCCCTGGTAGGCCCCCTGGAGGGTGACCGCACCCGTGGCCTGCCACGTAGGGACCCCTCCAGCGACGGTCAGGACGTCCCCCGCGTTCCCGATGCCGAGCTTGGAGAAGGTGTTCGCCGCCGAGGCGTAGAGGGTGTCGCCCGTGGCGAGGGCGGACTGCCCCGTGCCGCCGTTCGTCTCGTCGAGCACTCCCACCATGGTCGCCGCGCTGAAGTCGAGGCTTCCGGCGATGGTGAGCTTGTCTCCGGCGAGGATGGTGAGGGTGTCCGGGCCTGTCGAGACCTCGAACGGGGACTGCCTCGCGTTGTAGGTCGTCGTGTCAAGGTAAAGAAGTCCATTTGCCATCTGCCGTCCTCCTTAGAGCTCGATGTAGTCCATATCAATGAAGATTCCGAGCTTGCTCGTCGTCAGGGCCGCCCCCACGTCCTGAAGAACCTTCCCGCTGTTCCCCGTGGGCGGGGTCTTCGTGATCCCTCCCGGTGTCGTGGGATCCACGTAGTAGATTTTACCAGGGGTAAGCCCCACGAAACCGTCGATCTCCTCCTCCCTCCGTACCAGGCACTTCCCCAGTGGGAGGAGAGCAGAGACGAACCCAATGCAGGGGCTCGTCGAAACGTACCCCGTGGCCTTATCCGCTGTTCCAGAGGAGGAGAGGTACACAGCGTCGAGGAGCCCGGGAAGGGTCGGACCCTGGAGCATCTCCACGTCCGACTGCATCTCGAACTGGTCGGGGGAGAGGGCCTCAAGACTCCCGTCCTCCATGACCGCGATGACTCTTGCCGGGTAGCCCATCACGCCTCCCCACGTCTCCCCGAGTATACCACGGGGCCGGACGCCATGGAATGCCTACGGCACCCAGATCGTCGGCTCGGGCGCCCACACGACCGTGAGGTAGGGGTTGCCCGGCCAGGCGAACACGGAGTTGTCCGTGATCACCCCCAAGACCTTCCTGGCGCACGGGTTCGCGGGGGCCAGCGTGGTCACCGCCCCCGGCGTGATCTTGGAGAGCCACACCTTCCTCCCGGGGACCGGGGGGACGACCGGCGGGGCCGCGATCTCGTAGTACGCCGTCCCCGTCGTCCCGTGCCACGTCATGAACGGGCCGGGGAGGCCGGGGAGGACCGGCCCCATGGCCGCCCCGACCACCTCCGCCGTCGCCATGGCGAGCGCGATGGCCTGGGTCACCGTCCCCGGCGCCGCCGGGGGGTTCGGACCCACGTACGCCACCTCCCCCGGCAGGATCGGGGGGCCGAGGGGGTTCGCCGTGAAGATCACCGCACCCGGGGGAGCCCCCGGCGTCAGAGGCTGCCAGATCCCCCCGTCGTACACGTAGAGCTGGAGGAGGTCCGTCCTCCAGAACAGCTCCGACTGGACGGGGGCCGGGGCCACCGGGAAGGCCGCCCCGCGCTGGAGGGTCAGGCGGCTGATGTGCTGGAGGTTGCCCTCCAGGACGTCGTCCATCTGGGCCGAGTGGAGGTGGTACCGGTTGTCCTCGTTCCTGACCGCGATGACCCCCACCGCGTCCGTGTCCACCTCCCCGAGCTTGATCCAGTCGGACGGGGTGGCCGGGGGCCCGACCGTGAGGAAGATCGCGATGGACAGGTACCCGCCGCCCGGGTCCACGGTCTTCGTGAACTCCAGGTAGACCGGCTGGCCCAGCGTGGCTGGCGCGACGGGGACCAGCGGCGGCGCGATGGGGTAGGTCTGCTTCAGCTCGTACCCGTTGCAGTAGGCGACGTTGAGGCCCACCTGCCCCACCTGGGCGAAGAGCCCGAACCCCGTGGACAGCTGGAACCCGTCCATGACGAAGTTCTTCTCCCGGCGGAGGAACCCGGAGACCCTCTCGTCGAGGAGCAGGGCGAGGTTGGTCCATTCGTCCCACGAGGCGTTGTACGACATGCTCTCCTCCGGCTACGTTACGCGTCCGAGGTTGATCCGCGCCTGGTTGATCCTGCTCCCGCCCGTCTCGACCACGTCCCACCAGTTGTCGATCGGGCCCGGGTAGACCTCCTGGTGGCGGCAGTCCTCGAAGAGGAAATAGCCGCTCCGGCAGACCGGCCACTCCGGCGGCATCACCCGGGCCAGCTTCTCGACCACCTGCTCCGAGAGGCAGTCGTCGCACTCCAGGTAGAAGCACACCAGGAACGACTGGAACGTGATCCCCTGGCCGGGGGTGAAGTCCGTGTCGTCCCCGCACCGCTTGTACTTCAGGGCCAGGCCCGGGTTGGGGATGTAGACGCTCGTCCGGTCCAGCCGGTTGGAGATCAGGATGTTCTTGCACCACTCGTGGACGCCCACCCGCAGGCCGGAGACCAGCCGCGCCCGGGCCGCCACCGCCTGGATCGTGCCCTTGATCTTGAGGATCGCGGCCTGCTGGCGGATCTCCTCCCGCTGCTTGTTGCAGGGGAACTCCCGGTTCACGTCGAGCCCGACCAGCTCCCCCAGCGCCGGGAGGGCCGAGCAGCACGCCTCGTCCACGTCCCACAGGGTGGGCATGCAGTCGATCAGGCCCTTGACGATGTCGAGCTCGATCGCGATGTTCTTCAGGAACCGGCTGAGCGGCCCCCTCTTCCTCTCCTCCGCCAGGAGATCCCCCGTCGCCGGGTCCGTCGGGTTCTCGTGGATGTTGAACCACTCGTTCGACCCCGCGTCGAACTCCGGGTGCAGGGGGACCACCGCGCTCGACGCGTCCACCTCGCCCATGAGCTTGTCCCCGAGGACGTACACCTCCGGCAGGAGCCCGAAGAGGCGGTCCGTGAAGTACCCGCTCTCGATGGCGAGCAGGCTCGCCTGGGTCCCGACGGAGTAGACCCACTCGTAGGTGAGGGGGTCGAAGGTGAAGACCGTGTAGTAGTAGCAGGAGCAGGGGTCCAGGTCGAGGTCGGACACGTGCCCGGCCCCCACGTCCCCCTCGTAGACGTTCACCGCCGCCGTGTCGTAGGCGTCGCTGGCGAACTCGTACGTCTTCCTCAGGACGCGGACGATCCCCCCGAGCGGGGGCGCCTCCGGGGCCTCCCACTCCACGACGATCTGCGGGCCCTCCAGGCCCCTGCGGATCGTGACTCCCTGGACGAGCCTGGGGTCGCTGATTATCACCGAAGGGCTGGTCACTTCGCCCCCGTCTCCTTCATGAAGGCGTCCTGGACGGCCTTGACGATCTCGTCGAGGTACCTCGTGAACTTCTGCAGGTCCGCCTCGTCGACGAAGTTCGGGATCTCCGCCGAGATCCTCCTGGCGCTCTCCTCGACGGTGTGGACCCTCCACCCGAGCCGCTCCGACGCCATCATCCTGGCCTCGATCTCGGAGATCCTCCGCGTGTCGCTCATACCGGGCACACCCTCTGGGGCCTGGCCCCTCCGACGAAGCTGAACGTGAAGACGCCCTTGGTCATGACCTCCAGCGGCTTCATCGGCACGTTGGCGACCTTCGGGCTGGTAGTGAACTGGCACTTCTCGCCCACCACCAGGGTCCCGCTCGTGCACTCCATCTTGAACGACACCTCCCCGCCGTTGGTCGTGTAGCCCACCCCTACCGTCCCGGGGTTCTGGGGCCCGCTGACCGACCCCACCACGGAGAAGGTCGTCGGGGAGGTCGCGGTCACCGTCCACCCCTCGTTCTTGGCGGAGGGCCCGACCACGAAGTTCGTCAGCCCGCAGTCCGACGTCCATGGCGAGCATACGGGCACCGGCCTCCGGGTCAGCTCCGTCAGGTCGACGTGGTCCACCCCGGAGATGGACTCCAGGAGGTGGTAGAAGTCGGACAGGTAGAGGGACTGCCCGAACCCGACGTACTCGCTCCCCAGGTCGAAGAAGGCGGAGAGGGAGTCCTCCACGTCCTGCGCCCCCTGCTCCGTGGAGAAGTTCCCGGCCATGTAGATCGTACCGGCCCCGTCCACCGGCTGGTAGGTCGGGTCCACGATCTCCAGGCACGTCCCTATCATCTTCCGGGCCTCGAGGTAGTCCGCGAGGTCGGACTTGAGCTGGGACGACGGCGTCCCCCCTCCGGTGGGGGCGATGATGAGCCTGACGAGGCAGCAGCACCCCGTCGACACGTCCACGGGGTAGGCCCCGACCACGACGGACGCCCTGGCGACGCCGGGAAAGGCCTCCGCCAGCGTCTTGAAGTCGAGGGCCGTCACCGCCCTGTTGAGGGCCAGGAGGCTCTGGGGCCCGAGGACCTTCGCCTCCTCGATGGTCATGGCGTCCTCGCCGCCGCTCGCGGCCAGGTCGTTCGTGACCGCCAGGCTGACCGGCACCGCGTTGTAGGTGGGCACGTCGTTCACCGTGACGATCGTCCCCTCCGGCACGTTCCCCCGCAGCCCCCCTCCCACCCGGTACTCGGACTCGATGATCGCCCCGTTGTCCGGGATCTTCCCCTGGGCGTTGTCCCCGAACAGGACCGTGATCTTGTCGTTCTCGTCCCGGATGGTCGTGAACACCTTGTCGTCCGGCCCGGCGTAGGCGAACGACTCCACCTCGGACCACGCCTCCGGCCCGACCCCCTCGTCGATCGCGATGGCGAGGCTCCCGTCGATGACGGGCGACCCGGAGACATCGAACCTCTGGCGGGCGATCCCGAGGCTCACCCCGAGGGTCTCCGTCCTGGTCCGGCCCTCCACCGCGGGCGCCGTCACCTCCAGGTCCCCGGCGGGGATCACCGCGTCCGCCGACGTCTCGAAGTAGATCGGGCCGTCCGTCGCGTCCGCCGTGGTCTGGCTCTCCGTCCCCTTCGGGATCAGGAGGTCGCCGGGGAGCGCGTTCGCCATGTGGAACCGGACGTCCACCGAGGCCGGGGCCGCGCTGTTCAGGGTGAAGTTGATGAGCTGGAGGAGGTTGATGACGCTCCTCCTCGTGATCGCCGTGGGCAGGAACGCCTCGTTCGCCGTGCGGTCCAGGTAGAAGTGGAGGCAGTCGGACACCATGGCCACGAGCCTCTGGAGGACGATCCCGAAGTCGGAGAGGTTGTTGTCCGTCCACTCCGGGGCCATGAACGGGATCGCCCGCACCATGTCCTGCGCGATCGCCTCGAAGTCGCGGGAGGTGTAGTCGATCGGGGGGATCCTGTTCGTGACCTTGCTGATCGTGGTCAAGGGACGCCTCCTACACGTTTATCTGCCCGGTCACGCGCATTTCTTCCGAAATATACAGAGGATAGACGAGGTTCCCCTCCTTCTGGGTGGAGATGATCTTGTAGTACACCGTCACGTCGATGACCCCATCCTTCACCCGGTCGGCGTTCACGTCCACTCCCAGGACGTCCACCCTCTTCTCCCAGGTCTGGATCGCCGAGGTGACCGCGAACCGCACCCTGGCGATGGAAACCTCGTCGATGGGCATGAAGAGGATCCCCCGGAGGTCGGACCCGAAGTCCCGGTCGACCACCCGGCTTCCGACCCTCGTCCCGAGGATCTGCCGGATCGCCATCCCGATCTTCTCGGTAGAGGACGCGTCCGAGACCCCCACGAGCCTGCTCACCCTGCCGACGGTGGTGAACCGGAAGGGGAAGCCCCACCCGCGCCCGATGATGTCCGTCGTCCTCCTCACGCCCCCCTCGCCTCCTGCGGCGCCGACGCCCGCTCGGCCTTGGCCTCGCCCATCTCGACGCTAAGCGAGGAGACGAGGACCTGGAGCTGGGCCAGGAGCTCCCGCTTCCGCTCCGTGTCGTACTTCTTGTCCAGCTTCTCCGACGGGCGGAGGTCCGCCACCTCGATCTTGAGCTGGCTCTTCCACAGGATCAGGATGGACCGGAGGAGGGTGGCCTCCATGTTGCCGGGGTTCGCCCTGATGTGGGCGTCGAGGTGCGTCAGGATGACCTCGATGTTCTCGACCTTCTGCCCGAGGGCGTCCCTCCTCCGGTTCACGGCGTCGATCTCCCTGGTGAGGGACGCCAGGAAGTTGCGGAGGCTGTCCATCCTCTCCGCGGACGCGCTGTCCTGGAGGTCCTGGACCACCCTGACCATCGAGTCCCACTGCGAGGACGTCAGGCCCTGGAAGAAGTCGTAGATGCCGGACATCGGAACCTCCGATCAGTCGCTCTCGGTGTTCGGGACGCACGGCCCCGGGATTATCTGCGCCCCTCAGCCCGCCGTGTCGCCCACCCTCAGCACTCCCAGCCCCTCTATCGCCGCCACCAGCGACCCCGCCGGGAAGGGGTTCGGCGGCACCCAGACCAGGCCGTGGTAGTGCCCGGCCACCATGTCCGTCGCCTTCGCCATGACCCCGCAGTCACACGCCACGTGCGGCGTCGGGAGGGGGCCCGTTATCACCGGGGCCCCGTGGCTGGTCGGCGACCCCAGGAACGCCACCTTCGGCACTGTCCGCCTCCTCTATGACCCCCTTGAGGAAGGCCGCGTTGGCGACCTGCCCCTCGACCTCCCTCAGGATGCGCTCCGACCCCGAGATCATCGTCGGGAGCTTCTCCAGGGCCTGGACTACCTCCCCGCGCTCCGCCAGGAGGGCGTTGCGCCGCTCCTCCATCATACGGCGGAACTCCTTTGGCTCGCCAGAGTCGGGGAGCCGCTCCATGAGGGACACGATGCACCCGACCTCCGAGTCGATGGCCGCGATGCGGGCCCCCTGCCTCCTCTGGAGGGACCTCGACGCCTCGACCGTCAGCCTGTACGCCCTCACCCTGGACGGGTCGAGGTCGGAGAGGACAGTGAGCGCGATCCTCCGCAGGCAGGCGCGGGCCTCCCTGTCGGCCACGACCGCCCTCCACTCCTGGGCGTTAGAGATCGGCGACACCGGCATGGTAATCCTCCTACGGGGCCGGGGGCGTCGGGGGGCACGTGAAGTCGGGCGGGGTGACCGGGCACCCCGGGGGCTGGACCGGCTGCGGGGGCTGGGGCTGGACCGGCGGGACCGGAGGCGCCCCCGTCGGGGTCCCCTTCGAGTGGGCGATCGCGCTGGCGACGTCGCTGATGTTGCCCGCCGCGATGCGGTCGTAGTTCCCGAACACGTTGGTCTGGAGGTTCCCGACGACCCACTGCGTCCAGTTCCCGACCACGACGTCCACCCGGTCCCCGATGGTCCAGTGCTTCAGCCCCCCCTGGTCCACCCTCTGCTCCTCCCCCACGACGAACCCGTCGAGCCCCGCCTGGTTCACCCTCTGCTCCTTGCCCGTGACGAACGTGTCACGCAGGCCCCCGACCTCCCGCGTCTCGTTCGCCTTGACCCTCAGCCACCGGTCCTTCCCGACGCGGACCGTCTCGTCCCCCTCGACCAGGGCGTGGCGACCCCCCTTCACGTGGTGCCGGTCGTCCGCCTCCACGAGGACGTAGGACTTCCCGGCCACCCTGACCGAGAGCTCGCCCCCGGAGTCGATCTCGACCCACGACTTCGACGGGCCGTGCCAGATGTGGATCCTGCCCCTCCCCGGCGTGTCGTCGATCTCGACCGTGATCCCGTTGTTCTTCGTCTTGAGGACCTTGTTGCACGGGTACTGCGGCGGCCCCTTCGCCCGCAGGGGCGAGATGGGCTGGCATTGGTCCTCGTTGGTCGCGCTCCTGAACTGGTCGATTCCCTTCGGGGCCGAGGTGCTCGGGTCTGTCTTCCAGCACGTCTGCCCGTCGGCCCTCGCCAGGGCCGGGGTCTCCGGCGGCATCCCCTTCCTCTGCCCCCACCAGGTACCCGTGAAGAGGGGCCGGTTCACGTCCCCGCTCTCGAACTCGACGAACACCGCCGCGCCGACGTCCGGCGGGGCGAAGACCCCGCAGTCCAGGTCGCCCCCGAACGGCCCCCCCTTGTAGGCCGCCCAGTCCGTCGTCATCTCCAGCCCCAGGACCTCGTGGCACCTGCACTTCACCCGCCCGAGGCGCAGGGGGTCGAGGTTGTCCGCGACCGTGCCACGGTAGCATCCGTAATATCGCCGCTCGGAGAACGGCATCGAGTTACCCTGTAGCGGCTCCACCATCCCCCTTCCTCTCCTCCGGCTTCGCCTCGACCTCCTCGTGCCTCCAGGTCCGCATGAAGAGGGTGAAAGGCACCCGCCCCAGATGCCTCGACACGACCTCGTGCCACAGATTCGACGCCCGGTGGATCAAAAATCCCCACAGGACCGGCTCGAACCACCCCATCCACCCGAAGACCCCCATGACCTGGAGCAGGTAGGCCGCTCCGACTGCCATCCAAACCGACATGCAGTAGGGGCAACGCACGAACACACCGATCTTGCGGGGCTTATCTCCCCTCCCGGCGAGCCATGCTCTGAGGGGCTCGAAAATCTCCCCCTCGGCGCAGATCTCAACGACCGCCTCTACGAGCACAATCGCTATCGGCAACTTCCAGAGGACATCTTCCATTTCCTATCGAGCCCCCACTCCCCATCCTTCGGAGACAGCATCTCTTGGATCTTCTCTGCCCCCCGACCGCCGTACCGTATTCTCCAGTACCTACCCTTTTCGCAGAAGAAGCTCCCTCCGGCAACCCGCGCCCCGAGCCACTCCCTCATCTGCCTTGCGAAGACCTCCGAGGCCGAGACGAACCCGAACATCAGAGACCCGTTCCTCTTGTCGATCCCGAACGACCCGTCCCCATCTATGAGCCCCCGAACGAAAGAAATCTCCAGGCCCTCCGGCAACCCCTTCGGCCATTCGACCGTGAAGGATTTCCTGCCCGTGAGTCCCCTATCCTTGAACCAGGAAACGACCGTCAAAAGGCTGAATCGAATCGTCCAGATCCACTCCTTTCGATTCCTGTGCTGCGAGACCTTGGCCCCCGTGGCTTCCCCGATCTTCCCAAGGAGTTCCGACTCCTTCATCGAGAGGATCACCTGTTCCCCCCGAGTAGTCTTCCCGAGGCATCCGTCTGTCCAGATGATTCCGAGAAGATATGCGAGGTTGGGACTCCACTCCTTGAAGAACTCGACGTTGATCTCCGTGTCCCTCAACCGGGCGAGGACGCTTGCCGCGCTTCTCGTCCTGGAGATCCTGAGCCACCTCGCGTACTTGCTCGCGGCACTGTGCCCCACCCCCAGCATCTCGGCTATCTTGTAGGAGGAGTGCCCCTCCCTGTAGAGGTCCGCGATCCTGGCCGCAGTGCTTTCGCTGATCTTCTTCATGTCCCCATAATACTACTGTTTGGCAATAACCGCAAGGACTTTTTTGGCAGTAGCCACACCGGGCGAAAATCCCCAGTTTCCGGGGCTTTTCTCCCCTGCCCGCCAGCCATGCCCGGACGCCCTCGAACACTTCCGCCGTGGACGTGATCTCCACCACGGCCTCGACGAGGGCGACGGCGACGACGAACCTCAGGACCACCTACCCCCCCTTCCCGCATCCGGGGCACCACGAGACGTCGTAGTACCGCCGGAGGCGCCCGCTCCACACGTGCTTCAGCGCGAGCCGCGCCCCGCACCTCTTGCAGACGACTGTCTTGGTCGGCTGGATGGTCGCGGAGAACCCCGGCGACCCGGCGGGCGGCCTGGGCGGGGCGGGCGGCGTCATCGGCATGGCGACCGGCCGCACGGCGATCTCCCTGACGGCGTGCCCCCTCGGCACCGGGCTCGCCTCCACCCTCGACTTCCTTCCGCAGCACCCCACCCCACACCTCCTACAGCGCCACGGTCCCGGCGCTCTGCGGCTCCACCGGCGTCCCCGAGGCCGCCGACAGCGGCCCGGCGCCGCACCTCACGACGTCGAACCTGACCCTGTACCCTCCCCCGGTCGACCCCTCCTCGGCCTCGATCTCGTGCAGGGCCCTGGTGACGAAGTACCTCCCGCTCGACCGGCCCACCCCGTTGATCTCGATGACGTCGTTCGCCCGGAGCTGCTCGATCCCGTGGAGGAGCCCGCTCCCGGCGATCACGTACCGCGTTGACTTCGCCATCTGGTCCACCATGCTCGCGAGCTCCGTGCTGGACTGCCGGTGGCCCTCCCCCACGACGAACCGCTTCGGCTGCCCCACGCCGGGGATGCTCACCAGCTCGGACCAGTTCCGGAAGTCCATCGTCGACTGGACGGCGTCGGGGGACTCCGTGGACACCGCGAGGACCTCGTCCTTCGTGACCGGGTCGATCTGCGTCATGGTGAGGGACAGGCCCCTCATGAACGTCCTGGACTGCACCATGAAGTCCTGGAGCACGCCCGGCTCCGACCCGCCCATGACGGAGATCCCGCTCTCCCTCGGCCTCACCTTGTGGAAGTGGAGGGTCCCGGCGTCCACGTAGAGCACGTACCCGTAGAGCTTCGCCCGCCTCTCCAGGAACTTCCAGTCGCTCTCGTTCGCCTGGATGACCTGGTCGTAGATCGGGGTCGTCGCCTCGACGTCCGCCGCCATCCCGTTCCTGGAGGCGATCGCCGAGACGATGTCGGAGTCCGCCATCTTCCGGTAGGCCTCGCGGCGCTCGGTGGCCCCCAGCTTGACCGCCTCCCCGTAGGCGACGATCTCGACGGTCATGGGCCCGCCCCCGGCGGCGTACCGGAACTTCGGCCGCTGGACGACGAAAGTCCCGTGCGGGAACTGGCCGGGGTTGTCGTACCCGAGGGACACTACGAAGCTGGACTGCTCCTTCGCGAGGATCGTCTTCCCGAGCCGGTTGTTGAGGTTGTTGAGCACGACCCTGACGACGGACAGCCCGAACCCCGCCACCTCGTCGAGCCTCAGCCCCCTCACCACCCCGCTGTCCGCCGTGAACCCGAGTACGCTGAAGTTCGGCGCCGCCCTGAACTTCCTGTTGCGGCTGACGGGCCTCGACGCGAGGGCGACGCCCCCGGGGAGCGACGGGACCCCGACGATCCCGACGTCCGGGACCACCACGGGGGCCGGAAGGCCCACCCCCAGGCCGACCACGGGGAAGCACGGGGCGCCACGGCCCATCAGGACTCCCTCCTCTTCATGAGCTCCGCCATCGGCACCACGAGCTCCGTCCCGGGCTCGATCTCCAGGGGGAACATGACGCCGCTCACGTCGGCGATGACCCACCACAGGCGCGGCTTGCCTACGGCCCGCCACGCCAGCTCGTCGATCACCTCCCCCCTCTGGAGGGAGTGGACGACGACGGGGTCCGCCATGTCCCTGGCCTGGAGCGGCTCCCTGGCGTGGAGGAACTTCCGCACCTTGCCGTCCCTGCCGAGGACGCCGGTGAACATGCACCCCTCGTACCTGGAGCCCCTGAAGATCATCCCTCCGCCCTCACTTCACCACGGACTGGCCCGCCTTCTCGGCCTCCTTCTCGGACGAGAAGATCGCGGCCTCCTTCAGCGTCAGCGTGAACGTCGCCCTCACCGCCCGGATCGCCCCCGGCTCGGACGAGTAGTCCTCCGCCCCCTTGGAGGAGATGTGCGTCCTCTTGACCTGGGCGTGCGTGATGTACGCGTACTTCACGTCGTCCCCACGGTCCCCCCACCCGGGGATCATTACCACGATGGGCTCCATGAGGGCCCGCATCGCCTTGGGCCGCTGGAGCGCCTGGATGTACGCCCAGACCCTCTCTGGGTCGTAGACGGGGCAGTCCCCCACCGTCTCCACCTCCCCCATCTCGCCGTTCATGTTCATGAACGTGGTCGTCTTCATGAAGCTGTCGGCGTCCTGCTCCCCAGCCCCCTTCTGCACGGAGTCCACGACGAAGGAGATGGAGACCTCCCTCGGGGACCACCCGGCGAACATGAGCCGCGTCACCGACCCGAAGCAGACCAGGTCCTTGACCTTCATGTCCTGGGTCTCGGTGAAGTCCTCCGGCTGGAACCTCCCCCGGATCTTCCCTATGCTCCAGACGCCCATGCCCCTCTCCCGCGCATACCGTATGCGCTAACCGAAGGCGGGCTCCACCCCCCTCATGGGGAAGCCCGGCGGGTTCATGTTTCGCTCGTTGAGCTCGATGATCTGCTCTATCACCGTCCTACCGAGGGTCACCCCGTCGAGCTGGACGACCACGGGGATCGAGACCCGGACCTCCCTCGCCCCCCCGCCCGCCGCCTGGGGCGCCTGGGGCGCCTGGGCCGGGACCCGCATCGCCGACGCCGCGGCCACCGAGGCCGCCGCCCTCGCCCCCTCCGCCCCTTCCCTCACGCGGGCCACCTGGGGCGTCGCCCCGAACGAGGCCTCGGCTACGTCGTCGAACGCCCCGCGCGTCCTCTCGAGGGCCGGGATCACCTCCCCGCCCATGCTCTCCTCGACGTGCCACGGCGAGGACCCGACCAGGGCCGTCTTGACGCTGCTCGCGGCCTGGTAGATGGAGTAGAAGAACCCGGCGACCGCCTTGAGCGGCCCCACGATCCTCGCTATCCCGGCCACCATCGCCCCGATCATGGAGGTGAAGAAGACCTTGATCTTGACGATGGGGGACAGGACCCACGCGAACGCCGCCACCATCTTGCCGACGGCCCATTGGAAGGCGGCGACCACCCCCTCCCAGACCATCTCGATCGCCTCGCCGAGCAGGCTGATAGACCCCCAGAAGTCGTCCACGTACGCCCTGATCCCGTCGAATATGACCGCGATGAACCTGACCGCCAGGGCGAACGGGCCGATGATCGAGTACGCGATGGTCTTCCCCACGATCTTCAGCAGGGTCGTCAGCCAGCCCGCGGAGACCCCCGTCATACCGATCTTCTCCCCGACCCACTCGAACAGGTCCCCGAGGGCCTTCAGCCCCGGCAGGAACGGCTCGATCGCGAACGCGAGGACCTCGGCGAACCCCTCGATGAACCCGACGATGATCGGCATGATCGCGTAGATGAACCCGAGGATGAACAGGATGGCATAGGTGATCGGGCTCATTATGAGCATCACCACCGCGAGTGCCGCCCCGATGGCGTACAGGAGGGGCGCGATCTGCTCCAGGATGGGGATGATGGGCTCGAACGCCGCCACGACCTGGTCCTTGAAGTCCCGGATCGGCTTCGCGAGCGCCATCATCCCGAGCACGAACAGGCCGATGGGCCCCGTCATCAGGAGGAGCGCGGCCCCGAACACCTTGGCCTTGGCCGTCCCCTCCTGCATCATCTTCACGCCCTTGTAGATCATCACCCCCATGAGGATGAACACCGCGACCAGAGCGAGGACGATCCCGATGAGGGCCGCCACGGAGATCCCGAGGGCGGCGGACACGGTGACCATGGCCCCCATCGCCCCGGTCGGGGCCCCCGCCACCCCGAACCCCATCCCCACCGACTTAGTGGGCAGCGGCAGCTTCGCCTCTTTCAGGCCCGCTATAGTTCTCCTCCTGTCCGCGGCTGCCTGTACCAGCGCCTGGGCAGCCTGCGCCGAGGTGAGGACCTTGTAGGCCCCCGCGAGCCCCCCGACCGCCGCTATCTCCCTGTAGATGGTCGCGATGAGCGTGACCGACCCGGCGACCAGCTTCGTCTTCGCCGCCCACGTCCCCGCCAGGATGGCCGCCCCGAGGGCCGCGAAGGCCGCCGCGAGCGCCAGCACCGGCCTCGGGATCACCATGAGCACGAAGAGGAGGCCCCGGAGCGCCTGCACGAACACCCTCACGACGGGGACCAGCATCTTCCCCGTCATCTGGAGGAACGCCAGGGACTGCTTCCCCAGCTCCTTCATCTGGAACGTCAGGGTCCTCTCGACCTTGTAGGCCTCCCTCTTCAGGGCCGTGTTCTTCTTCATCCCCTCGGAGGCCCACCCGATGTACTTCGTGAAGTTCTGCGTCTGCTTCGCCGCCAGCCATATCTGGGTCGCCGAGAGCCCCGAGGCGATCCCGAGCCCGTGGAGGGTCTGCTCGGCCTGGATCTTCCCCATCTTCCCGATCTGGCCCATGAACATCTCGATCTGCTTGTCCGGTATCGCCTTCGCAAACTCGTCGAACTTGTCCCCCGACAGCCCCACGGCCTTCCCGAGCTGGTGCCCGCTGAGCGCCGAATACTGCATCATCTCCATCAGGTTGCTGATCGGCCCGGCCGCCGCCTTGGCCGACATGTTCTGCTGGGAGAAGGAGGCGGCCAGGGCCATGACCGCCGACTCCGACACCCCGATCGCGTTGGACAGGGGGCCGGTCCGCTTCATCAGCGCGGTGAGGTCGTCGTAGGTGACGTTGGTCCGCCTGGACAGCTCGGTCATCCCCGACGCCAGCCTCTCGATCTGCTCCGGCGTCTTGTACCCCATGGCGACGCCGAGGTCAGAGAGGGCCTGCCCGGCCTGCTCCGTGCTCGTCTTCGTGACGAACCCGAACCTGCGCGCCGTCTCGGCGAAGGCCTTGAGGTTGTCCTCGCCCTCGAACCCTATCTTGGCGGCGGCCCCGGCGGCCTTGAGCATGGCTGTGGCGTCGCGTCCCATGGAGGTGAACGCGTCGGAGAGGTGGGAGGCCGAGACCCCGGCCTGCCTGAGCGCCGTGTCGACCTCAGCCATCGCGACCTCGGTCTGGGCGGCGGCGTTGATCGCCTGGGAGGGGAACTTCTGCATGGAGCGGCCGAGGAAGTTCATCGCCGTTACGGCGTCGCCCGTCTCGGCCAGGAACTGGATGAGGAACGACCTCGTCTCTCCGGTAGCCACGGTCTACCTCCGCCGCTTGGCGGACTCGACGTCGGACTGGACCCTCTCGTTGTGGGAGAGGCACCTCTCGTACCAGGAGAGCCTCTCGGAGTCCTCCATCTCCAGCACGTCCCGGAGCGTGATCCCGCCCTCCGTGGTCATGACAATGAGCCACGCCTGGTCTTTCACAGCCTCCCACGCTTCGGGACCCGGAACAAAAAATCCGACCCTCTGAACGTGAAGTCGATGGACGCCCCGCACGAGGGGCAGGAGGCGTCCTGCTTCATGACCGGGCCCGGCTGGAGCGCCATGAACTCCTCCTCGAACACGTCGAGGACGGAGAGCGGGAGCGACTCGAAGAAGGCGGTGTCGAAGGGCCCCCTCTTCCCGTTCCACTCCAGGAGGCACGCCGCGTACAGCCCGTAGCTCGCCGCCACGGGGTTCTTGGTCGCCCCCGGCATGATGAGGGCCTGGTCGGCCCCCTTCGGGAACCGGCTCACGGCCTCGAACCCGTCGCCCCTCACGGCGAACGTGAGGCTGCCGTCCCGCTCCGGGTAGTCCTTCGGGTCCCCCAGCCGTATGGTCTCGATCTCCTTGATGTGGAACGTCACCTCGACCTTCGCCTTGCAGGAGTCGCACTCGACGTTCGCGACGATCGCCTCGCCCATCGAGACGCGCCTGATCTCCAGGATCAGGAAGTCGCGGTCTCCGATGACGAGGTCTCCGAGGAGCCGGGAGGTGATCGAGGTGGCGTCCCCGACGCGCTTGAGGCAGTGGGAGAGGATGACGTCCGTGACCTTGATGGGGTTGTTCCTGACGTCCTCCCTCGCGATGGCCTTCCTCGTCAGCCCGGTCATCGGGACGATCTCCGCCTCGCGGTGGACCCGGCCGTCCCTGAGGTACCCGCATGGCAGGCTGACCACGATGCCGTTGACGGGAGGGGCGTCCGGCGCGGGCGTGGTGGGGTTGTCCTCCGGCATGGTTTCCTCCTGGGGCACCGCCCCGTAAACACGTTCTCACCCGCCGACCCACTCGGCGGGAGGCTACACGTTCTTGAAGATCGTCGGGATGACCGCCAGGTCCTCGTTGCCCTCGTGCTGGATCGTCATGGTCTCGATGGCGATCTCGCTCGCCTTCGCGTCCATGTCCGAGATCTCCAGACCGCTCGGCCACGACTTCGGGAAGACGACGGACCTGGCCATGGTCCCCGGGCACGTCTGGATGTCGACCTGGATGCGGTCCTTGTAGTTCTTCCCCCTGATGACGGCGTTCCGCCACTCGACGAGGGCCATCGCCTCCTGCGTCAGCCCGCGCTCGAACGTCGCCTCCGGGTACTTGCGCATCCCGGGGTACTTCTGGAGGAACGCGCTGTCCGTCCCCTCGCGGTACTCGATGACCTCGCTCTCCTCCTTCATCCCCGTGACCTTCGAGAACCCCGCCCGGCACCGCGTCGAGACCACGATGAAGCGGAAGTTGGCGACGGGGTCGGAAAGCCTTGTCTCTGCCATTGCTCACCTCACGTATTCGAGACCCTCGTGGACGACCGTGAGAACCTCCACGGCTATCTCCGAGGACTTCGCGTCAAGGTCGCCGATCTCGTACCTGCTGGGCCACCCGGACCTGATCTTCACGTCCATGACCGTATCCTTGTCCTCCGGCCGCCCCCAAACCCCCACGGTCACGTCCGCCCAGTACTGTCCGCTCTTCTTCTTCACGTCCCCGAACCACCGGATGAGGTGGTCCCTCTGGGAAACGATCCCCCTCTCCAGCGTGATCTGGCCCCCCTGGTTCGTCCCAGCGATCTTCCTGACCTGGAACGGGTCGGTCCCGTCCCGCATCTCCACGACCTCGATCTCCTCGCTGAGCCCACTCACCTTCGAGAACTGCCCCCGGATCGGCCTCGTGAGCACGTTGAAGCTGTACCTGAAGCCGAACCTCGGGTCTTCCTGCCCCGTCTCCCCTCCAAGGGGCTTCAGCTGCCTCGTAGGGGGGGCGATGTTGTCGGCCACCTGCTACCTCCGGGCCAGCTCCTCCTCGACCGTGCTCCCGCCGTCCCAGAGGCCGATCCGGCAGACGATGAACTCGGCGGGCAGCGGAGGGTTGACCCCGATCTCGATGTTCATGCGCCCCTCGCGCCTCTCGGAGTCGGGGTTGATCTCGGAGTCGCACTTGCAGAAGAACGCCCGGTCCGGCGTCCCGTCCGGGGAGAAGAGCATCCCCCTCTGGAACATGGAGCCGAGGAACTCGGACACCGCCTGCTCCACGGTCTGCCAGGTCCTCTGCTCGTTCAGCTCGAAGATGGCGAACCGGAGCCCGGTGCGGAGCGACTCCTTGATGTAGTTCAGGAGGCGCCGGACGTTCACGTAGTGCCGCCCGTCCTTGTACGATGTCAGCGTCCTCGCCCCCCACACCCGGATCCCCTCCCCCTGGAAGGACCGGATGACGTTGATCCCGATGGGGTTCAGGAGGTCCTGCTCCCCGTCGCTCACGTTGTAGGTCAGGTCGAGGACCCCGCGCAGGGCGACGTTGGCGGGGGCGTAGTGGACGCCCCTGGTCGCCCCGATGTTCGCGTACACGCCCTGGACGAACCCGGACGGCGGGAGGGCCATCCTGGCGTTCGCGTTGTTCGGGTCCCGCACGATCACCCACGGGTAGTACAGGGCGGCGTAGGAGGTGTCGAAGTTGGCCTCGATGTTGCGGAAGTTGATGACCTCCATCGGCTCGTCGTAGGCCAGCGGGGCGTCGAGGACCGCCACGAACCTCTGCATGAGGTCGGCCCAGTCCGCCGCGGCCTTCGAGACCGCCACCGTCGCCACGCCGGGGATCGAGAAGAAGTTGAGGTCCGGCGACTCGCTGAGCAGGAACATCCCGCTCTTCGGGCTCGTGTCGGACCCGATGTAGTCGTTGTCCGTGACCACCGCGCCCTCGGTCCCCCCGTTGAACCCCTGGTTCACCACCGGCATCGGGACCGCCATGTTCAGGTCCGCGAGGGCCGGGAACAGGTCGACGACCGAGATCATCTTGGACTCGTTCGACTGCCCGGCGAGCCGGATGCCGAAGTAGTCCCTCGTGCAGGTGCTCTCCATCGAGAGCCCCTCGAAGGACTCGCGGAACTTCCCCTTCTCGTAGACCTTGAGGTTGAACTCCATCGAGGCCGCGAGGGTCCCCGAGGGGAGAGTCGCGCCCGCCGTGATGGAAATGGGCTGGAACCGGATCTGCTTCCCGTCGATCCTGTCCACGATGACCGACGCGTAGTTGAATCCGTCGTCGAAGTACACCCGCGCCCCGACGGCCAGGTTCCCGGTGTTGGCCAGGACCACCGAGGTGGCCCCGTTCGCCAGGGCCTCGGCGGTCGCCGTCACCAGGCGGTGGTCGGTCGCGCAGTGGACCAGGCTCCCTACCGGGAAGGTGAACCCGGCGGGGAGTCCCTGGACGGGCCTGACGTTCAGGAACCGGTTCGCCACGTCGATGGAGACCACGAACGCGTAGGCGACGTTCAGGCTCACAGGGTCGTAGACCCGGACGAGGTCGCCGAGCTTCGCGTTGCGGAGCGAGGACACCGGGATCTGGGTCGAGCCGAATCCGACCGTGGCCGCGGCGATCGTCGCCCTCCACCGCTCCGTGGAGAGGGAGACGTTGTTCCCCCACGCGCCCTCGGAGATGGCGTTCGCGTCGATCGCGGCGTTGCCCTCGTGGTTCACGAGCATCGTGTCCGCGATGGTCGCGCCCTGCCCGACCACCCTGGCTACGAAGCACCGCGCGCCGCCCTGGTCGAAGAAGGCCTGGACGGAGGGGCGTAGGAGGGACCCCAGGTAGTAGTCCCCGTACTTCTCGACGAACTGGGTCGTGCTGGTGACGAGGTCGGCCCTGTCCGTGGGCCCCTTCTCGGTGATCCCGACGAACCCGCCCGTGTTGACGCTGACGCCGACGATGCGCGGGATCCCGGCCTGCTCGATGACGAACACGTCGGGATGCAGTGTCTCAATTCCGGCAAGAGGCATGTGGCCGTCCTTTCATCGGATCTCTGCCCCGTCACTCGGGCGACCTGACTCCGTGGACAGGGGGCGGTCACCTCGCCCCGGCCCTCCGCCTCTCCCCGGCCGCGGTCACGTCCACCAGGAACTTCGACCGCAGCAGCTTCTGGACCTGGGGGCTGGCGAAGTCCGCCTCGGAGACCTCCAGGCGCTGGGAGGGCATGAAATGGATCCCCCCTCCGGGGGCGTCCATCGAGACCATGCTCCGGCTGATGCTCATGAGGACCCGCTTCTTCTGGGCTTCCGGCATTGGAAATCCCCTATTCGGAGACCTCGATCCTCTCCCGGTATACTCTACGGAGGTGCTCCGGCAAAAGCAAGTTGCAAGTGTGCTGGGCCCCCACCGAGGCCACGATCTGCCTGACGGTCTCCACCTCGCCCGCCTCCTCGGCGATCCACATCTTCCCGAAGACGACGATGTTCACGGCCCCGATCCAGATCCCCTGCGCCACCCGGTCCTCCCTGACGCTGCTCTCCTGGGCGAATACGCAGTACCTCTCCCCGTTCGCCACCGAGTCGAAGTACATCCCCACGTCGAGGACGCGGACCACCGCGTCCGTCATCTGCCTCGCCTCCCTGTTCAGGGAGGACTGGACCCGGATGGACATGTCGATCTTGTAGAACTGCCGGGGGCGCATCAGCCTCCCAACCCCCCTCGACTGCGACACCTCCGGCTCGGGCCACCAGTGCCTCGTGGGGTTGTACTGGGACATGCTCGGCGTGAAGACCACCACCGACGGCATCTTGCTGACCTGGAAGAACTCCTCGGCCCCGATGAAGACGTCCGGCACCCCGGTGAACTGGACCTCGACCGGCCCGGCCTGCACGGCCACCATCGAGATGGTCCTCCCGTCCGGCCCCCCGAGGGAGGAGAATAGGTTGACGTTCCTGGCCGGGTCCGCCGTGAGGTTGTAGACCTTGATGGGCTCCCGCACGCTGACGTCGAGCCCGATCCCGCTCTCGATGGTTATCGTCGCGGAGGGGACGGCCAGCTCGGCCATGTAGTACATGGGCACCTTGACGACGTCGTCGAGGTGCCTCTTGACGGACCTCGCGCAGTCCTCGGAGATGTCCATGTCGTGCCGGTTGAACAGGGCGAGCCCGTACACCACCGGCCTCTGGAGCCCACCCGCCCCGGGGGTCATCCTGACGCGGAACCGCACCTGGTGCGGGTCCCCCCACGGGAGCAGGGGGATCCTCCGGTCCACCGTGAGGGCGTCGTTGAAGAACCCGAGCAGGGGCCCGGCGGCCGGGACCCACGACGAGACGGAGTCCTGCCACACCAGCCACGTGGCCCCGCCGTCGTTCGACACCTGGAACGCGACGGCGGCCGCCTGGGACGGCGGCAGGCCCGGTATGGCGGGCTCCACGCCCCAGAACGCCTGGAAGGCGAACAGCTCCGTGATCTTCTCCCCCACCAGGTTGGGCGACGAGACCTCGGCCTCGTAGTACGCCCCACCGGCGTCGTAGGCCGTCTCGTCCGGGTTCAGCTTGCGCAGCATGGTCCCCACCTCGGGGTCGACGAAGGCCCTCGACACCGTCGCCGGGAGTACCGGCGCCGGGGTCCCCACCCCGCCCCTCATGCAGTAGACGTGGACCGGCACTACCCTATCTCCTCAAGAAGGGAGTCGATCAGGGGCCGCAGCACCTCCCCCGCGAACGCGTGGAGCTCGACGACCGCGGGGGCGAACCACGGCCTCGGCGGGATGGTGAGGTGGGTCGTCTCCGGCCGGAGCGGGACCCCGTTGGCCAGGAAGAAGCCCCTCATCGCGTCCGTTACCGGCACCGTCGCGCCCCACTCGTGCACCAGGCCCACGAGGTTCAGGTCCTGCCCCTTGTCCCCCTTGACCCCGCTGGGGAGCCCCCCGAACCACCTCTTCCCCTCCTTCCAGACCGACATCGCGCCCATGAACGAGCCGGAGTCGATCAGGACGTCCCCCCCGCCCTTCAGCCTCTTCGTGATCTCGTTCAGTTGGTGCCAGCCCTCCCGCCCGTTCTTGATGCCGTCGACGATGAAGTCCTTCCCGGCCGTCGCCAGCTCCCGGAGGGCCGCGTCCGTCCTCTCCCCCTCCAGGATCTTCTCGACCTTCCCGAGGTCCCGGATGAGCTTCTCGTACTTGCCCCTCGGGGCGATCCTGATGGAGAACGCCACGGCCTTACGCGCATACGGCATGCGCGCCTCAGATGGACCCGAACTTCTTCCTCGTCTGCTCCAGGTCGACGTGGAGCAGGATCGGCCTCGCGAAGGACTTGGTGCGGTTCCCGTAGAGGGGGCTGCCCTTCGAGGCCTTGATGATGGTCCACTCCGACGGGATCCCGTTGACCGACACGACCCGGTCCCCCTTCTTCGGGAGGAAGCCGGGCTGGACGGCGTCGAGCTCCTTGAACCGGAAGACGATGTGCCCCGTGGTCGGGAGGGAGTCGCCCGTCATGGTGCGCTCCAGCTTGAACGAGGACTCGCCCCCCACCCACTGCCCGATGACCTCTACGGGGTCGGAGTAGACGCGGTTCTCCTTGGCCTCGCGGTAGTCCGCGTCCTTCACCGTGTTAGACACGGAGAGCACCCGGATCCCCACCTTGATCCGGTTGATCCTCACCGGGTTCCCCGAGGTGAAGGGAAGCATCTTACGCGTACCCCACGTAGAGTCCGCCGGAGCTGGAGGTGAACTGGTAGAGGATGTCGTCCACCTCTGCGTTGCCCGTCGTCATGGCCCCCCCTCCCGGCCCGTTGATCGCCTTCAGGGGCGACAGGGAGTAGGAGTACCCCTCGACCGACTCGCTGTTCAGCCTGGTCCCGATCCCCCCGGGGGACTCGGATGTGTCGTAGCTCCCGACGTTCCCCCACCCTCCCTGGATCTTGTCCCTGATGAGGAGCATGGCCGCGTACTGGATCAGGTCCGGCACCCTCCCGTACCTCGACACCGCCACCCCGGCGGGGAGGCTGAAGGGGACGATGGGCTCGAAGACCACCTTGAGCGGGGGCGTGTCGATGACGCCGGTCACGATGCCTGGGTAGGACTTCGGCTCCGGGTCGTTACCGATAAGGATGGCGTCCCCCACGGCGAACCCGTCCACGCTGTCCACGAAGATCTCCTTCGGGTCGGGGATTCCCGTGATGTCAGCGTTGGACACGACCAGGGGCTGGACCGTCCTCGTCTTCGCCTTCACGTAGTCGTCGACCAGCCACCCGAACACCCCGTCCAGCACGACGAAGTGCGGCTGCATGGGCAGCCTGATGTGCCGGTCGAGCATCATGACGTACCGCTGCTTCACCATGTACGCCACGTCGGGCATGACCATCGAGAAGAGCCCCGGCTTCTCCAGGATCAGGTTGAAGAGCTCCAGGATGGGGATGAGGTTGGGGATCCTGGCGACGGCGCTGTCGGACCCGTCCGTCCTCTCGCGCAGCCTGACGGGGAGGAACCATTGGTCGGTGATCTTGTTGATCCAGTGGCTCACCAGCCGGATGAGGGACCGGAGCTTGTTGTCCCCGATGAGGGTGTCCGGGATGCCGTTCGCCCTCACCTGCTCGATGGTGACGTAGGCGAAGGCCGTGTGGAGCCCAGAGGCGAATCCTGCGGGCATGAGGCCCCTCCTACGACTGCTCCCCCCGCCCGAAGTTCATCTTCCTGCGGACGAAGTGGAAATAGAGGGTTGGGTCCGCCATGTCCTCGGTCGCCACCCTCCACGCCCTCACGCTCCCCGACATCCTGTCCGACGGGAACCTCTTCGGGTCGATCATGCTCTGGCGCCTCGCCGGGTCCACCGGGGGGAACGGCCCGACCGGGTTCCCGTACTGGTCCGTCTCCCGGAACAGGTAGAACCCGCTGTCCGGGGACCCCATGTGCAGGAATATCTCCGCGTCCCTCTCGTCGCCCACCGTGGTGACGGTGTCCATCGAGAAGGTGTACGCGAGTCCGCTGCCCGGCCCTATGACCTGGCGGACCCCTCCGTACCGGTACACGAAGTACCTCGGCATGTAAGGACCTCCTCACCCCATCCTACACGCCGCGCCGGGGACCGTCCAGACCGAAACAAAAACGGCAGGCCAACCCCTTCCGGGGCCGACCTGCCGTCTCGGATTCATGGTGTCCGTGGCCGATCAGATGACCAGCGTGCGGCGCCGGATGTTCTTCGCCTTGACGCAGGCGTCGACGTTCTCGACCTGGGCGTCCACCTGGTTGTACACGATCGTCTCGATCTGGTCGGTGTTCTTGTTGAACTCCGTGAAGATGCGGGTCCCGTCGAGGATGCCCCACACGAAGTTCTTCGGGTTCACCAGCCAGATGTACGACCCCTCGTACACCGTGTTGGCCGTGCCGGCCGCCGCGCCGCTGTGGGTGACGTTCGCCACCGGCCAGAACGGCGGCGGTCCGGGGAACGGGGGAGCGCCGAGGAGGCCGAGCGTGGTGTAGGCCTGCACGCCCGTCGCCACCGACATGAGGGTGATCGAGCTCGCGGCACCCACCACCGGGCTCTCCATCAGGAGGCGGCCTTCGCGGTCGTCGCGGGCCACGTCCTGGACGAGGGTGGCGATCGCGGCCTTCAGGGCGGCGTTGATCTGCCTGGCGACCTCGACCGTGTTCAGCGTCCCGTGGGTCAGCACGATCGTGACTCCGGGGCCCGGGGCGCCGTCCACCTGCATCTTGATCGTGTCGTTCGTCGAGGAGATGACGAACGGGCCGAACTCCGCGCCCAGGAACTCGCCGCGGGTCGCCTGGAGGATGGTGATCGGGGCGTCGTCCGGGATCAGCGGGACGCGGATCATCGGGGTGCCCAGCGGGGCCATCTCGGCGCCCTGGAGGGCGGCGTCGCCGAGGATCGTGCCGCGGTCGGAGACCACGTCCGCCCAGTCGGTGGCGATGGCGTCGCCCACCAGCCAGCGCAGGCCGGGGTCGTTCTTGTACTGCTTCGGCATCCGGCGCTTCATCTCGGAGAAGAGCCCCTTCTGGATGCTCGACCCCTTGGCGTCCAGGATGTGCGCCCCCTCGGACGCCACGTTCCAGCCGTTGAGGCGGCGGAGCAGGCGGTCGCGGGGCGTGGTCCCGACCGTGGTGGTGTCGCCGTTGATGGCGAGGTCTTCGAGGTCGGTCGAGATCCTCTCGACCATGGTGTTCATCACGGTCTGCTCGAACTCGTTCTGCTCGATGTTCCCCTGGAGCACCTCGGTGGTGATGTTCCAGGCGCTCCGCACCTTCTGGGCGCGGAGGACGATGCGCTGGAACTTGGCGCGGGCCAGGTTGCCAGTGTCCGTCGCCTCGTCCACGGACTCCGTGACCGGTTCCCCGATCCAGAGCTTGTCCACGTCCATCAGCGGCCGCGGCATCCGGATGAAGCGGCTGATGGGCAGGAGCACCGAGAACTTCTTGACGAGGGTGATGAACTGGGTCTGCTGGATCGGGTTCAGCAAACCGCCTGTCAGCAGGTCGCCCGTGGTGATCGTCTTCTCGATCATCTCCTCGTTCAGCCCGCCGACCCCTCTTCCCTGAGCGGCCGTCTCCATGAATCCTCCTCTTTTCTAAATCTGATGCCCCGAACGGGGGCGACCTTCCTCGTGCCGGACTCTTAGTACCTCGCCAGCGCGTCCCCGGCGGCCCTGTTGAAGAGGCCGCCCCACACTCCGCCCCTGCGCCCGCGCTCGGGGGCGACGTCTTCCTTGCCCTTCGGCCCGCTCTGGCTCACGCCCCCGGCCTTCTCCACCCTGGAGATCCGGGACTCCATCGCGGCCATCTTCCTGGCGGTGTCGTTGACCACGTCCCCGAGCCCCTCGACCGACTTCTGGATCTCGGTGGAGGACCTCGCGCTCTCGGTGGCCATCTTCTCGACGACCATCTCGATGATGGACTTCGTGATCTCGGTGTTCCTGGAGACGATCTCCTCGCCCAGGGCCTTCCCGAAGGTGGAGAGGTCGGCCGGGATCTTCTTCGCCGCCTCGAGCTGGTCGAGGGTGAAGTCCAGCGCCGACTTCGCCGTGGGGGCGGTCGGCTTGATCTCGCCCCCGACCTGGATGTTCCTGCGGTGGTCGGTCACCCCGCTCGTGCCCATGTCCGTGGTGTCGGACTTCGGGGCCTTGTCGGGGATGAACGGGCCCTTGGTTCCCTTCGCGCCGGAGCGCGGGGCGTACGGGCCCGCACCGACGATGTCGGAGACGGACGCCTTCTCCCCGTCGCCGAGCCTCGCCCCGGAGACGGCCTTCGCGAGGACGAAGCGCGTCGCCCACAGGGAGTCGACGACCGCCTTCTCCTCCTCGGTCATCTCCTCGGAGTCCTCGGAGCTCTCCCCCTCGGACCCGAACGGGGTGGCCGCGCCGGGGAAGGGCTTCTTCTTCGCGAGAAGGATCGCGATGTCGTTGGCGAGGTCGCAGGCGGTCGCGGCGTCCCTGCCCTTCATCTGTCCGTACTTCTTGGACTCGGGCATGGCTGCCTCCTGCTCCGGCTGGGTCTTCGGGGACTTCGGGGTCTCGGTGTTACGGGGAGTCGCGGCCTTCGCGCACTTCTCGGAGGCGACCTCGGTGGCCGGGGCCGTCTCGCTCGGGGTCGCGGGGGTCGCGGGAGTCGTGGGAGTTTCGGCGGGCGTCATGGGCGTCGCCGGAGTGGCCGGGGTCTCCGGAACCTTATCCATGTTCATGCCTCCAACTTTGGCCATCTCGACCACCTGCTTGAAAGCAGCCAGCACCTCAGGTGAAAACTGGATCTGCGGTACATTGTGATCGCCCCCAATTTCTTTTGCAAGACCTTTTTCATGTTCGTCGATCGCCTTCGAGATCGCCTCGGTGAAGGAGGTCCTCGGGTTGGCCGCCTGGCTCTCCCGCGTCGAGGCGATGTGGTCGAGGTCGAGGTCGTTGATCGTGCGGGCGAGCCCGGTCGGCGTCATCTCGACGTGGACGGACTCCTTGTTCTTGAGGTTCAGCTTCCCGCCGATGGAGAGCTGGCGCTTGCAGGTCTTCCCGGCCACCTCCTTGAAGAGCTTCCTGGCCTGGGGGAAGTCCCCGTCCAGCTCCACGTCCACCACGAACTTCTGGACCTTCTTCCCGCCCTCCTCGAAGTCCACCACGTCCCCGCCCACCGTGCGCCCGAACTCGAACACGGAGCGGTGCGTCTCCAGGAAGGGGACGCCGGCCTTGGCCGCGTCGGCCATCTTCCTCAGGGCGGTGTTGCTCATGCGGTCGCGCTGGAGGTCGAGACGGTCGTCGGAGGCCACGGCCCTGACGAACATCTTTCCCTTGTCGTCCTGCCACGCCTTCTCGCACACCGCGTCGAAGGAGAACTGCACGTCGTTGCGGACGTCCGTCGCCTCAGCGGTCTTGTCCATTTCCTTCTCCCCCCGAGAGGCCCGCCCAGGAGAGGGCGAACCTCCGCACGTCGCTCATGAGCTCCATCAGGATCCCCATCGCTCGGGGATCCGGCGTAAGAGACTTGTACTTCCTCGATGATACCCGCGCCCCGTGGAGGGACGCAATACCCTTCGTTGGTTTCGGCACCCTCGGCTTCCTCGGCGGCTTCTGGAAGGAGCCCGGCTGGGGGAGCGTCTCCATGCCGGGGGCGTTCTGCGCCCCGGGCAGCCCGGTCGGCGGCGGCAGCGGCAGCGTCCCAGGAACCGGCGGCTGCCCCGCGGCGGGCGGGACCGACCCGAGCCGCTCCCTCCTCTGCCCCTCCCACCAGTCCGGCAGCGGCTCCCCGCCCTCCTCGGCGGGCTCCCCGCCCTCCTCCCCTCCCTCGTCGTACCAGTCGGGCGCGGGCTCCCCCCCGGGCTGCTCCTCCATGCCGGGGGCCATGCCGGGCATCCCCTGCTGCGGCGGCGCCTCCTCCTCCTTCTGCGAGATCGCCAGGGCGAGCCCCGCGGTGAGCTCGGCCATGGCGATGGCGAGGGGCTTGTCCGCGAAGAAGTAGTCCTTCGGGTACGGTGCCTTGCCCATGCTCTCCCGCATCTCGTTCGGCGTGATGGCGCCGAGGGATGCGTAGATCTGGTTCATCCTCGCCTCGTCGAGCGGGTCGGTCAGCGTGAGCCTGGCGAAGCGGAACCGGACGTGGACCTTCTTCCTGAACTCCTCGACCTCCTCGTCCGTCTCGTCGCCCGTCGCCCCCATGAGCTGGAAGAGGATGTCCTCGACGATGGTCTGGTTGATCACGTACTCCTTCGACAGGCGGTCCGGCTCCAGCTCCTGCTCGTTGGTGATCTCCCTCGACACCTGGGCGTTCGCCCTGTTCGCGCCCTCGGCCTTGAAGAAGATCTGCCCGAGCCCGAAGATCTCGCGGACCTCCTCGTCGTTCGCCTCTCGGTACTGCGAGAAGGAGGCGTCCTCGGTGACCCCGACGGTCAGGGGCTTCAGCTCGACCTGGACCTTGTTCTGCTGCTGGAACCCGACCTTGAGGGGCTCGACCTGGACGATCATGACGCGGTGCGCGTTCTCCACCCCGCGCCCCTTGGCCCGGACGAAGTCCTCGATCTGCTGCATGGACTCGCCGCTGACCCTGCCGCCGGACACGAGGAGGGCCATGCGCGGGACCGCGTCGTTCTCGAAGAAGTTGACGTTCCTGATGGCCGCCTGTCGGTTCCCGGCGATGGCCGTCGCCGCGGGCGTGTACCTCGGGGCCCCGTAGTAGGAGCTGCCCGGGTCGTAGATGAGGAAGTGCAGGATCTCGGTGGCCCGCTTTTCTGCCGGGAGCGCGCCCTGGCCCTCGTAGGCCTTACCCGAGAACGCGTCCACGACCTTTTTGTCCCCGAAGTCCTTGAAGTACCTCTTCTGGCTCCCGCGGATCTGGACGAAGCCGGAGACCACGCTCTGGTTCCCCTCCTTGATGATCCGCTTGCGGATGGTCACCGACGGCACGTGGAACATCCGGACGATCCTTCCCGCGTTGTTCCTCACCACCTCGACGTACCCGTTGCCCGTCGCCTCCTCGTCCACCTTCTCCAGGTAGAAGATCTCGGTGAGCGGCATCAGCGGGTTCGGGTAGCCGAAGAACTTCCGGAGGGCCTCGGTCTGCTCCGCGACCGCCTTCTTGTCCTCCTCCGGCGTCTCCTCCGTGATCGTGTGGACCGGCTCGATGGCCCACCCGAGCCCGACGGTGTTCCTCGCGAACGACCGGATGCACCTGGCGAGGCGTGTGTTGATCTTGAGTGTCTGCGCCCAGATTCCGGGGTTGAACGGCGGCGGGACGAACTCCCCGACTATCTGCTGGAAGTCCCCGAGCTGCTTCGAGACCGGCGTGGCCTCGTCGCCTCCGCCCTCCTTCCGCGCCTTCTCGACGTCGTTGCCCCCGATGAGGAGAACCTTCACCATGCTCTCCAGGCTCTCGGGCCCGACGTCCTTGGCCACCAGGGCCTCCCCGAGCGTCTCCTTGATCCCTTCTTCCATGGTATCCCCCAAACCTTGGGTCAGATGGCCCCCAGCTCCGCCCACACGATGACGGCGGACTGCACCTCACCGGCAACGGCCCCGGTCACTCGGAACCGCACCCGCATGTCAGGCACGAGACAGACATGAAAGGGACTCGCGGAGTTCGGCCACGCGTAGAGCTTGCAGGCGCAGCCGAGCACCTGGTCGACCCCGTAGACCTTGTCCCCGTCGAGCACCTCGATGAAGATGTCGACCGGGGTGACATTCTTGCGCTCCCAGAGGATCGTGGCGAGGCGGTAGGGGTGGTACCGCGCCCCCGCCACGATCTCGAAGTCCCCGGCCCCGCTCATGAAGCCGCGTTCCGGCTGGTAGGTCCCTTCGGAGGCTCCCATCGTCGACTCCCCAAAAGACAATCCTAACGTATCCCCCCGCGTCGTTTGCGTCAAGGTTTGGCGGAGAGGGCCTCCTGGAGCCTCTCCTCCGTCTTGACCTCCCTCCACCCCTTCGGGCTGTCGAAGCAGACGTCGATCTCGTTCTGCGGTGTGGACGTCCTGGCGGTCAGGCCCCTCATCCCGAGGTCGGCCGACGGGTCCATCTGCTCCATGAGTTTGACGACCTGGAGGGCGAGCCCGGAGCAGAACAGCGCCTTGCTCGCCGTCCCCGGCCGGAAGGTTACCCCGAGCCAGTGGAGGGGCGTCCAGAACCACCGCCTCGCCAGGATCCAGACGGCCCAGAGGCCGATCCCGTAGAAGTCGTAGTACCAGGAGAGGTAGCGGTTGAGCGCGACCCGCATGGCCTTGTAGGCAGCGTCGTCCGAGACCACGGCCTCGAACTCCGCCACCACGGTCTGCTTCCCAAGGGCCACGTCGTAGGGGCTCGCCCACACCCCTCGTTCCATCGCCTCGAAGCAGGCCCAGTCCCCCTCGTAGACCCCGCCCGGCTGGAACTTCACCATGACATGGGAGCACCTCCGCTCGGGCGCCCGCCTCCGCTGGCTGAACCAGCAGATCGCCCTGGAGATGATCGAGTCGTCCTTCCTGGCGAACACGAGTCGCACTCTCACGGCTTGGCCTCCGACTTCCTCCTCGGGACGATGGAGTTCGTGTGCTCCTCGATCAGGCGCATGATGCCCTCGGGGGCGTCGACACCCTCGAACGTCATCTCGATGTCCGTGATGTCGGAGCGCCTTCCCAGGAACCCCGTCTGCGGGGCCATGCTCACCTTGAAGGAGAGGCGGGTCGCCTCGGAGTTTCCCATCAGGTCCCTCGCCGCCATCTTGACCTCGGCGTCCTCGATCCTCACCGACATGCGGAGGCGGAGCTTCTTGAGGACGATCGCGCTTGGCTGGACGAGGGATATGAGGGGGACCTGGATCTCCTGGCCCGGCGACACCTCGATCTTCGCGACCTTGGCCCGGAGGGTGCCGTCCCTCTCCTTGTCGAAGTACTGGTTGATGAGGTGCAGGAACTGCTCGCCCAGCATCGCCGTCGTGGTGCTCGCGGCGTGCTGCATCCCACGGGTGATGTCCGTCAGGTTGTGCCTGCGGGCGGGCTCCCCCTTGAACCAGTCGAAGATCCCCAAGGATCACCTTCTACGGCTTCGGAGCCTCCGGCGGGGGGACCTCGTTCACGAGGCTCTCCGGCTTCTTGGGCTCCGCGTTCGCGGGCAGGGTCCCCGGCCTCGTCGCCGCGTCCACCAGGTGGTCGATCACCCTCTGGAGGCCCTCTGGCGCGGGCTGGCGCTTGGCCGTGATGTGGATGGTGTACTTGGCCCGCGTGTCGGTCTTCCGGGTCTGCTCGCTCTTGTGGGAGAGGGACCCGTGGACGCTCACCTTGAACGGCCCCCACCCCACCGTGGCTTCGAGGGTCGCCTCCCCGGCCGTCGCGGACTTCTCCTCCTCCGCCTGGGAGACCGTCAGCTCGAAGTCGATGGTCCCCTCCTCGATGCAGATGCAGGGGTGGACCACGGCCGCCATGAGGGGCACCCGGATCGTCCGCTTCGCGACCCCCGTGATGTTCCCCTGCGCGTCGGTCAGGGTCTCGTCGTAGTCGAACTGGACCGCGACGGCCTTCCCGTCCTTGATGCAGACGGCCAGGAGGAAGTCCACGTAGGCTTTGCTCGCCTGGACCTGGGCCTGCACCATCGCCATCAAGGGGATGGTGATCATCCGGTCGAGGGGGAGGGCGTTGAAGACACTTCCGACGAAAGCGGGGTCTACTCCAGCCATGCTTCACCTACTTAAGACCGGCCCAGAGACCCAATCCAATCGCCACCAAGATCCCGATGACCGTGAGCCAGGTTCCGATGTTGAACCTTGACTTCTCCTTCTCGTTCTCCCTCCGCTTCTCCTCCGCCTCCACCCACTGCCCCAGATCTCTGACCTTCTCCGATAAGCCCGGCTCCTTGTCCGTACCGATCATGGCTTCCATGAGGGTATCGACCTTCTCCGTGATAGAAGAAACGGAACCGGTGGCAGTCTTGGTCGCGTCGTCCCTCACCCCGTTGATCTTGATGCCCAAGTCCTTCTTCAGTTCAACAAGCCTTCCCTCAATCGTCTTGATGCTCTCGATCAGGGGGTTAATCCTGTCCGCCGTTCTTTCCTTCGTGGCCGTAGCGCACTTTTCGGAATGCCTCTCGATCTCCGCCTTGATCGCCAGCTCGATCTTCGGAAACTGTTCCGTTACCCGGGGGTCTACCGGTCGTGAAGAAGCAGATCGGGATTGAGGATCGTCCTGGGGAAGACCCCGCTCCAGACGCCTCAACGCCTCCAAAATCTGCTTCAGAATGTCTTCCTGACCCATTGCTTTCCATCTCCACCCATGCGTCGAAGAGGCGGTGGATGCGTTGGAGCTCTCCCAGAATTTCCTCCCTCGTCAACCGCATCTCTTTCGCTGCCATCTCGCCCTCCGAATCTTCTCCAATTCTACCGCAGCGGGTAGATGGATAACAAGTTATCTAACCTAAACTGGCCTTCACGTCTGTCACCTTGGAACTGTGGGGTAGAACCTTGGTATCGACCTTCGGATACCGATCCTCGAATCGCTTCAAGACCGTGTCCGCGCTCTCGTATGGCAGGAACTCGTTCGCAAGGGACTCGGGCGTTGCGCTGACCACCCGGAGACCCCTCTCTTGGAAATGGGGGAGGAGACCCTTCAACTGCCGCACCGAATCCCCGTACAGCCTCCGGTTCTGGCTCACCTCGCCGTCGTCCAAGTTCGTCTCCCACGCGTATTGCTGCTCCTTGGACATCTTGAACCCGCACCCGGCCAGGTACACCGTTCGGAACCCCAGCCTGTACGCGAGCTGGAGGGCGATGAAGAAGGTGTTCTTCCACCACACCAGGTCTCGGTCTCGGTTCAGTAGGTTGGATGAATTGAATCCTTCCTTGGTCCCGAAGAAGAACGTGTTAGGCCACTCCTGCCAGGGGCGTTCGAGAACCTCGAACTTCCGCCTGCTGATGATACCGAACTTCATGATCGTCGGGTCAATCAAGATGCTCGGATCATAGCATACGGGCTTGTCCCCGCCTACCCACATGGTCGACCGGATGACCGTGGCCGCGTTGTTGATCGCGAGCACAGGAACGCGCACCCGCAGGCCGATCGCCTTCGCCGCGAAGTCCGCGAGCGAAGGGGCTCCCCCTGCGATGACGCACTCCTCTCCCAGGAACAGATCGTCGATGTCTATCGCCAGCCGAACGTCGTTCTTCCCGAATCGGTAAAACATGTCTCTCCCTCACGCCACAGCGGGGCCGTCAACACCGGCGGCTCCAACCGGGCATCCCTGGGGTCCGAAGACATCCCTGACCCGAACGTACCAGACGTTGTCCGGTCCCAACAGGAATCTCGGGAACATCTTCGTCACCACCGTCTTGACCGACGGCCAGTTGATGTCGTGCCCAAACAAAATCCCATTGAGATTCAACTTCCACAGAGCGTTTCGGATATCGGCCTCTACCGCCTCGGATCCGTGGTCCCCATCCACAAAAGCGAAGTCGAATCCTCCGTCCAGAATCGGGACAATCTCTCGGCTGTTGCCCTTGAGGATCACCGCCCGCGCCCCATACTTCGCGGCCTCGGATCGGACGAACTCCTCGTTCTTCACGTGATCCCACCGCTCACCCTCTTCCAGCGTGTACTTCTCCGGCCCATGGTTATCGGGCTGGGGCTCCCAGAGGTCGATGGTGGTCATGGTCAACTTGGGGCATGTCTTCAAAAGGTAGAGGAAGGTCCGCCCTCTCCAAGTTCCGATCTCCAGACCAGACTTCCACCCAAGGGTGTTGGCAAGATCCGCGATGAAGTGCTCCCGGAGGTACTTCCCGTCCATCTTGGCCCTGATGATCTCCTTGCCCCTGCCGCCCGTCCAATGGACGCATACAGCATCGGGGTTGGCGTCCCCGTCGAGGCGGAGCCAGTTGAACTCCCTGGGCATGAAGCCCACGCTGCCGGGGTTCCGGTGCGCCAGGACATTGAGGATGACTTGGTCGTCCCGGTAGTTCTTCCCTTCCCGTGAAATCGTCGAGCACCATTCGGAGATCATCTTGTTCCCGAACTTGAAGGCCAGGACGCCAGAGTTGAGGGATACCGGACCCTTGCTGAAGCGATAGTAGGGGTCTTCTGCCGCCGCGAGGCCGTGCTTGCATTGGTGGAAGATGGGGTCCAGTGACCCCCGGATCTCTACATCCACATCTGTCCAGACGCTCTCCTCGAATATGGTCTGAGCGAGGGCGAATGGCTTCTGGAACCACCCATCCATGGGGACATGCAGCTCCCCCAAGATTCCCTTGCTCGCGCACCACTCCCGCGCCCGGTCGGTCATGGCCTTCTCGCCAAAGCCCATGTCGATGAACAGAACAGGCAGGGGGTTGTGCCTGGAGTAGTGCTCCCACCACCATGGAAGCATCCATTCCTGTTCACTTCCGCACCCGACGACCACCCCCATCGGCAGGGACGGTCTGCGTCCATCCCATACGGACGACAGAACAGATTCCCTGGAGGGAATAGCGGGGAAGGAGGCCGAGTTCAGGATGGTGCCGATGACCCACGGCGAAAGCCCGTCCCTCACCGCCGAGATGTTCCCGGCGTCCGTCTTCCTGTGGAACCACGGCCCCGCCGTGTCGTGGACGTCGACCGGGATGGTAGCCCACCGTGAGACGAAGCCGCTCTTGACGAGGTTCTCGTAGCGGCCCCTCACGGCCTCGGATGCGAAGACATGGAGGTCGCATGGGATCGTCGGCCTGACCGCGCTGTGGTGCCAACTGATCGTCGGCCACCTCCGCAGCCAGCCCCACGGGGGCTTGCCCTCCGCCGCGTCGCCTCCGACATCATGCAGAACGACGATGGAGGGGTCGATGGACTCGACAACCTCCCTGGTCAGGGGGCCGTGGAAGACCCGAATCCCCGCGTCGTTGAGCATCTGAACCGCGCCCCGATCCTCCCGGTCTTCGAGGCAAAGGAAAGTATGGAAGAACTGCGGGAAGGCGGCGGACATTTCCACAACGAAGAAGGGTACCGAGCCTCGATCGAGGCAACAGGGGTGAACGTGCAACATGACGTTGCTCATGCCGTCCTCTCACTCGGACGTTGTAGGGCGTAACCTACGCCCCGTCACTGCGCCACCGGGCCGTACTTGAAGGAGAGGCGGAACCTCACCCGCTTCTGCGCGAGCCCAGCGTTGTAGAACCACACGTTGAATACCGCGTTCGCGGGGAGGGACGCGGAACCAGCGGTGTCCGCACCGACATCCACCAGCTCCTTGTTCTGGATCTCGATGTCCTCCGCGTACTTCACGACCATGAACACCGCGTCCCCGCCGGAGAGGGCCGTCGCCAGCCCCGTCCGCAGGGTGATCGTCCCGGCCACGGAGTCGAAGTCCGCGATCTCGTACTCGTCATCGCCGGGATGCGTGGAGTCGGGCGCAGGCTCCGCTCCAGGGTTCCGGTCGAACTGGAGCCACATGCCCCTCAGAAGCACCGCCCACGCCTCGTCGGGGAGGTAGACGTTGAGGACCTTGGCACCCTGAACTGCTGGGGCGGTCATCGCCCCGACTTGCTGGGGGTCGATGGAGAACTCGACGATGTCCCCGTCCTCGCAGAACCCCCCATAGCCCTTGCCGCACAGGATGTTGGTCTGGTACGGGAACGACACCCCATGCTTCGTCCACCCCGCCGGGGCGTCGAAGTTGATCCCCTTGACCTTCGACCTGGCGAGAGTCGGATCGAGGTCTTCCACGTCCTGGATCCTGACCGGCATGGGGTCTGTGGTCTCCGTCGCCACGATGGAGACATCTCGGATGTTCGTGTGGGCCGCGTTGTAGGGGCAGACCGTAGGCAGACCCTCTTCCTCGGGCTTGAATTCCGTGTACCTCGCCGAGTCGCAGTCGTCGCAGTACATATAGTACTTGTGAAGAATCATCGGTCTGCCCCTCTATCAGTTGGAAGTCATCAATGCGAAATAGATCGAAACGGTGGTCGCGCTACCGCCGCGATATGCCCGGATAGCGAGCATCACCTCCCCAGCGGGGAGGTTTGCGAAGGTCGTTCCCGAGATCAACTGCACGGTGTTCCCCGAGAACGAGAGCGTCGCGAGGACGTTGCCGTTGGTCACGTCGTAGAGGTCGCAGTACCCGAGCTGCGTGTTCGACGTTTGTGCGATGATCTTGAACGAGGTTGGAGTCCATGCCCCCGTCCCACGGTAGATGGCGTAGCGAATGATCGTCGGGGTTTGGCTGGACGTGTTCACCCCAGGACCGTTGCTGTCGCCCATCGACACCGAGATCTGTGGGCGAGCTCCGGCAACGACCGTGTCCATCTTCGCCTTGTCCGCCGCCGACATGAAGCCGTTGACAGACCCCGTGGCTGCGGCATGAAGGCTTCCCCCGCCCCTGTTCCCGTGGCCGTGCGTATGGTTCGAGCGGGCCAGTGATGTCGCGCCACCCTCAGCGTTAGTCGAATCCGTGAGCTCCACCGCCGCTGCCGTGGTGATGTCGTGCTTGTGATCCTGCCGCGAAGCCTCTATCGACACTCCCTTGTCAGCGGTGGCTTTCGTAACATTGACCGGAGCCGTACTGGTCAAAACCCCTGTCGCGTCCAGCTTGGTCTTGTCATCGGCCCCGAGGAAACCGGGCGAGACACCGGCCACGGCTACCGTATGGAGAGATCCCCCACCCCTGCTTCCATGCTGGCCGTCCGTGATATTCGTCGAGGAGTTGAGGGTTGGGTACCCTCCCGGCTGATCCGGCGACCCATAACCCTGAGACTCCGCAGCGGTTTTGTCGACCCCATTGATCCTGAGGTAGTGAGTCGAGTCGAACTCCGCCCCCAGCCCCTTCTGGATCGCGTTGATCAGCTCGTCATCTGTAACCACCTCGGTCGCGTTGTAGATTCCCGTGGCGGGAACGACGATTCCCCCGAACCTCATAAGGTTCCAAGGAGAGCCGCTGTCGTTCACGAAGATGATACTTCTTGCCATTATGTCGCCCGCCTACGGAAGTAGACGCGAACCTGCGGGTCGGTACAGTTGTTCGCCGAGTTCCAGTAGATGGAGAAGATCCCGCCGACGTTGAAGTCCCCGTTCAGGGTCATGTCCGCCCCGGACGCGGCCCCGCCCGTGGCCTTGGACGCCGCCGCCACCCCGCTCCTCCTCGCTTCCCAAGTGCCCACGACACCCGCGCTCATCGCCCAGGTGATCCCGACAATGGTGACATCGTACGGGAGGTAGACGCCGAGAGCGGCGGAGTACGCCATCCCGTCGAACCGCCGAGCGTAGGACCCGGATGTCTGCACCCCGTTCCTGCCGCCCCCCTCCGTCTCCAGCTCGCCCAGCCACTTCCCCCTGCCGCTGTCGTAGTGGAAAAGGGCGTCGAGGTCGGTGCGGTAGAAGTGGTCGCCGTCGGCAGGGGCTCCGGGGAACGCCGTCCCCTTGGAGAACGCTCCCGTGTCACCCGTCGGACCTGTCGGTCCGGCGGGACCGGCGGTGCCCTGGTCCCCCGTGGGGCCGGTCGGACCTTGTGTCCCCGTCCCTGTCGGCCCTGTCGGACCCTGGACCCCGGTGCCTGTCGGCCCTGCCGGGCCTTGGGTTCCGGTGTCCCCCGTGGGACCAGCGGGTCCGATGGTCCCCGTGTCTCCAGTAGGACCAGCCGGTCCCTGAGTTCCCGTTCCGGTCGGCCCTGTCGGGCCTTGGATCCCCGTACCTGTCGGACCCGTGATCCCGGTCCCCGTCAGGCCAGTGTCCCCCGTCGGTCCTTGCGTACCGGTCCCGGTGGGCCCGGCAGGTCCGCTCGGGCCAGGTTGTCCGGTTGCACCTGTCGGCCCTCCAGCGGGTCCGGTTGGACCCGTCATGCCCGTCCCCGTGGCACCCGTGGGCCCCGTGACCCCCGTCCCTGCCGGGCCAGTGGGACCCGTCACACCGACGCCCGAAGGACCTGTCGGACCGATGGTCCCCGTGCCCGTCGGCCCCCTGCTTCCCGTGTCCCCAGTCGGGCCCGTGAGACCAGATGTCCCGGTCAACCCCGTGGGTCCCGTGATCCCAGCGCCCGTCGGACCAGCGGCACCAGTCGAACCCGACGGCCCCGTGGCACCCGTCCCGGTGATGCCGGGACCGGTGAGGCCGGTCATCCCCGTGGGGCCGGTGGGTCCGGTCGGACCAGTGGGGCCACCGAACGGACCGGTCGGACCAGTAGGTCCGGTGACTCCGCCGTCGATGCCGCCGCAGATGTTCCTGACGCCCATCTATGGCACCAGACAAAAGTCTACGCCCTATTCATCTCCTCGATGACGGGCTCCGCGAAGAACGTGGCCATCTCGGTGTGGAACTCGTCGACGAAGGTGGGGAGGCCGACCCGCCCCTGGAGACGCCACTCCCCCGGGGCGTCGAGGTCTCCGGGCTGGGTCTTGTACCGGATCTTCCCGTCCTTCCCGTCGGTCGAGAAGTCCGCCAGGCGAGAGAACCACCCTACCACGGGCCTTCCGAAGACGATGTACCTCGTGGCCGCGTTGCTGATGTCCACGGCGCCGCCCTCGTCCACGATCGTGATCTCGAAGACGACGCCGACATCCCCCTGACGCACTGTTCCCAACGAGGCCATCGACCCCCCGCTTCCGCTTCGGCGCAAGGCGGCGGAGACCTTCCGTCGGACCTGGACCACCGCACGGATCGCGGGGAAGGGGGGAAGGCCGGGCTGGACTACCGGCCACACGACGGGCTGCTTGGGCTCCATCTCGGCCTCCCCCCGACGCCCCCGTGCTACGGGTTGTTGTTGAGGGAGTCGATGATCTGCACCCAGCGGGGCAGGGCCGCGACCGCCGTCTGGAAGTCGGCGTAGTTCATGTTCGCCGCGACCGCCGCCCGGAGATCCTCGCGCTCCTCGAGCAGCGCCACGACCACGTCGCGCAGGTCCCACACGTCGCAGTTGCCCCGGGTGAACTCGGGACGGATCTTCACGACGTTCCCGTCCCCGATGACCTTCGGATCGCCGCCGCCAGCAGGCATGGTGACCTCCTCTTGCTCAATGTGCCTCGGCCCAGAGGTACGTGCCTCGAACGGCCGAGAGCGCCTTCAGGAACATCTCCCCGTCGCCGGGGCGAACCACCTTACCGTCCTCCGACATGATGCCGTCCTTCATCATACCCAAGACGACCCTGCTCGTCGTGCCAGTTTCCTCCACCGCCACCCCGCCCCGCAGGGAGAACACGGCGACCGGCTCCTCCGACCCCGCGGACATGATCCGCACCTTCGCCTCCCCCCCGAGCCCCAGCCCCCTCCTCCTCCCCTCGAGCTCCTCCACGGTGGCCGCCCAGTTCCCGGCGAACGGGACCGCCTTGTCGTCCACCGTCGCGTCGAAGAAGACCTTCCTGGAGTACCCCTCGGCGTCCGTCTCCGGGTCCTCGTTGATGTGGTCGAACGGGATCCTGTTCTTCTCGAGCAGCCGCCTGACCTCCCCGAGGTCGGACCTGTGGGTCCAGACGACGACCCGCCACCCGGCCTTCATCAGGTACCGCAGGGCCTCCGTGGCGCCTGGGAGGGGCGACTCGTCGTCCTCGGACAGGACCGTTCCGTCCAGGTCGACGGCCACCACGGGCCTCTTCCGCCCTACCACTTCTCGCCGAGCTTCCGCCATTCCGTCAGGCCCTTCAGCTCCCTGATCCTCTTGACGACGCCGTCGGCCTCCCCGCTCTTGAACCGCCTCCTGTCCACGATGTCGAAGGCCGCGTCCTCGTCGATCGCCTTGATCTCCACCGCGACCCCCGGGTGTACCGGCGTCCCCACCAGGTGCTTCCCGGCGCTCGACCGGAGCCACTTCCTGTCGTCGCCCTTCACGATGGAGTAGCCGTTGTCGATCGCGTAGACCCGGCGCTGCTCGTCCATGATCCAGTTGTTCGCGTGGCGGTCGATCTCGCCCCGGATGAAGTCGAACGCCGCCAGGCGGTGCAGCCACGGGTTCGTCCTGTCCTCCCGGTAGTCGTACCCCTTGTCGATCCACTTCCACGCCGTCGGGCGGTCCACCCAGGCCTGGACGCTCCCGTACCCGACCTTGGAGATCTCCCTCCCCACCGTCGGCGGGACGAGGTCGAACCCGAACAGGCGGTCCAGCTCGAAGGATACCAGCTCCCTCTCCGGCCCCGTCACGTCCAGGTCGACCGACTCGCAGTACCTCTTGTTCTCGTACTGGCAGTGGATCGTCTTGAGGGCCGCCCGCCTCGTGGTCACCGGCCCGGAGTCCATCCCCGTCATGAACTCCACCCGGTACGGCCGGTGGATCCCCACCCCGATGGGCTCGACCAGTGTCTCCTCGCCCCCGAGGAGCGACCGGCACATCATGTCGCACGTCCCGGCGTCGGCGTCCTTGGGCTCGGCCGTAGGCCACGAGGGGCCCCCCGCGGTGGACCTCATGTTGGCGAGGAGGCCAATACCAAGCGGGGAGCCTGAGGCCCGTTCATCGGACCGCAGGCCCCCCGTGAAGAGCCGCATCCTGGCAGACTCGGGGGTCCGCATGCTCCATCACCGCCCGGCATTAGTCGCCCGTGCAGAGGAACCGGATCCTCTGGGTCGAGGTCCCGTTCGTCTGGAGCTCCAGGTCGAGGACGCCCGACGGGCCGGGGCTGTTGGGCGTGAACTGGAACATCGCCCCCTTGACCGCCTTCACCGTGAAGGCGACCGCTCCGTCGAACTTCATCTGCGCCCCCTCGCCGTCGCAGACCAGCAGCGCCCACTTCGGGTCCGCGATGCTGGCGCAGAGGGGGGCGAGGTCGACGCTCACCGGGGCCCCGAAGTTGTCGTCGAGCAGCGCCTTCGCGTTCATGGCGTCGCCGTTGACGACCCTTGACAGGGAGATCCCGTCGCTCGTCGACAGGCCCATCGTTCCGCTCGAAGTGAAGGTTCCCATCTCTGATCCTCCCATCTTTGGGAAACGGACTGCCTTCAGGGAACGGGCGTTAGTCGCCCATGCAGAGGAACCTGATCCTCTGCGAGGCCCCGTTCGCCGTGATCTCGATGTCGCCCACGCCCGTGGGGGTGGCGGAGAACTCCCCGAGCAGCGTCTTGAACGCCTTGGTCGAGGGCCCGACGCTGTCGATGTCGACCAGCGCCCCGTCCCCCTCGCAGAGGAGGAGGAACATCTTCGGGGCCGCGATGGACGCGATCAGGGGGGCCAGGTCCACCACCACCGGCCCGGGCCCGAAGTTGTCGTCGAGCAGGACCTTGGCGTCGAGGGCCACCCCGTTCGATGTCTTCGAGAGGCTGATCCCGTCGCTCGTCGAGAGACCGGCCTGCATGCTTCCGGTGAAGTTGCCCATCTCACTCCCTCCTTCACGACTCCTGCGGAAGCAGGAATGTGTGGGTGTGCCCGTCAGACTCCTCGACCATCCCCATGACCAGGACGGGGTGGTCGTGCCCGTTCACCACGTCGGTCTTGCCCCTCACGACGGAGCCGTCCTTGGCGCGGATCACCATGACCCTGTGCTTGTGCTCCGGGGCGGCGATCCCGGCCACCTGGCTCGTGACCGCCTCGATCCGCTTCTCCCCGACCTCCGTCCTCGGCATCCAGTGCCACGCGCTCACCTCGTCGGGGACCGACTTCTCGGTGTCCCCCCGGAGGCTCCACTTGCTGCACGTGCCCCCGGCCGCCATGAGAAGGTTCCACGAGGGGCACCGACCCACCCCCTCCACGTCCTTCAGGGCCCCGAAGGACCCGCAGTTCGAGCAGACGTGGGCCGCCCCGACCGGCTCCTCGTTGACGATCTTCACGAGGAAGAGGCGGTCCCCCGCCGAGGTCGTGAGGCACCACCCCTCCTTCCCCAGGGAGTTCAGGGCGGCCGCGTCGACGTTGGACGCCAACAGGATCTTGTGCAGGTATCGCTGCATCGCGCTTCCCTCCGAACCGTCCCCCCGGTTAGTACACCGGCGGGGCCGGAGGCGGCAGCGATCCCGGCTTCTTCGGGTTGCTCGTGACCTGGTCCGAGGCCGTCGGCGCCGGGTCCTGCGGGTGCGCCCAGGCGCGGAACTGCCCGGGGGCCAGCCGGACCTGCCCGCCCATCCTGGCGAGCGAGGCGGCCAGCGCGGGCCCGTGGGTGGCCTCGCCCGTCTGGGCGGCGACCACCTTCGGGATCATGTCCGCGTTCCCGGTCCTGGCGAAGGCGGCCATCTGGTCCCGCTCCGCCGGGGGCACGCCCTGCGGCCCGGACCCGGGGATGTTGGACGGGACGCGGGGCTGCCCGGTCGGGGTGAACTGCTTGTTGACGTCCCCCTCCCGCGCCCTCTGGGACTTGGACACCTTCCCGGCCCCCGATCTCGCGTAGCTGCTCAGGCTCATGGGTCCCTCCGAAATGCGCATACCGTATGCGCGTCAACGGGGCTGCATCTCTCCCGGATTGACTTCCCCACCCGGGGAGGCCAGCGCCTCCATCCGAAGTACCATTGTAGTGTCCCGCGTCGGGAACGTGGAGGGAAAAGTGTCGTCGTCCTTCCCCACCTCGTCGCCCTCCAGGTCCAGGCCCCACATCCGGTCCTCGGTGACCGTCTCGACCTTGGATATGTCGGACGGCATCCTGCCGAACGGGTAGGGGTTCTTCGACACCTTCACGGGCCCCATGTAGACCTTCTTGACCTTGGCGGCTTTCGGCACGTAGGGCATGTCGAACTTCGCGCCCTGGAGGCACACCCCGCGCCAGTCGAGGGGGATCACGGTGTCCCCGACGCTGATCTTCTTCGGCCTGACGAACGAGGGCGGCTCCTCGGCGACGCCGTGCTCGACCATGATCTTCCCAGTGTACTCCGAGGCGGGCCTCGCCCCGTTGGAGATCAGGTCCTCCAGGGCCTCCTTCGCCTTGTCGGGGATCGGGAGCTTGTCCCACCCCGCGTCCTTCAGGACCTTCTCGATCTCGTCCTTGGAGACGCGCCCCTCCCGTCCCGGTCCCTCGGAGGGGCTAACGACGAAAGGGCTGGCGGCCTTCTCGATGTCCCCGACGACCCCGGCCAACCATTCCTTGCCGAAGGGCTCCCCCCCGTCGACGCCCTTCCCGACCGACCTCTTGCCGCGCTTGAGGTACTCCCCGAGGGACTCGGCGTCCCCGCCGTTCGTCATCCGGCCAGATCCGCCCTTCTCCCCCTCCCACATCCAGTTCCCGCCGTCGAGAGCCTGGTGGACGCCGACGTCGAGGTCGCCTGGGCCCCCGTAGGCGTGGTGGAGAACCCTGTCCCCGCCCGGATGCACCACGGTCACCGAATGCGAGTACTTGAACCCCGCGTCGGTGAGCGCCTGGTGGTACGGGTGCTTGTCGTGGTCGGGGTGGAATCCCTGCCCGGAGGAGTTCGGGTCCTGGATGCCCATGTGCCCGACCTTCTTCGCCTCCGGCTTCTTCGCGCCAACGGATGCGGACCCCTTCGGAGCGAACTTTCCCGAGCGCCTGGGGTGCAGCTCCTCGCGGAACTTGCCTTCCTTGTCGAGGTCGATGGACTTCTCGACGGCCTCGCCGGACGCGAAGGGGCCGCCGACGGCGCGGAGCCTGCGCTCCTTGTCGACGTACTCCTGCGCCTCCCCGATCGCCGCCAGGTCCCCGTCGACCTCGGACGCCCTCACCTTCTTCGGGAAGAGCTCGAAGCCGCGGTGGATGTCCAGGCCCCTGCGGAGGGACTTGTTGACCTGGACGCCCTTCTCCGACATGTTCCCGCCGCTCCAGACGTCGCGTCCCTCGTTCATCTGGTCACTCCTTCTTCTTCCCGTACGCGTGCTCGGGGGCCAGCTTCCCCTTCTTCTTGGCCTGGCCCTTGAGCCAGCCGCAGACCTTCACGGGGTCGTCGACCTCCTCGCTCGCGCGCCTGCTCCCCTTGATGGCCGCGACGCACCCGTCGAACCCCTTCTCCCCCACCCACTCGACCAGGGACTCGACGTTCCCGGGGTTCCCCATCCCGGCCGCGTCGGAGACCGCGTCGATGACCTCCCCGCTCGGCGCGACTCCGGGGGACGCGCCCCTCGCGCGCTCGATCGCCCCGTCCATCTTGGCCCTGAAGTCGCTCATCGCCTGCATGGCCCCGCCGCCGAGCACGTCCTTGCAGAAGCCGTCGACGGCCCCCATGGTCTTGTGGACGAAGTCGGCGTCCTGCCCCTCGGGCTCCCCCCCGTCGGACTTCCCGATCGGCCACGCCACCCGGTGCGAGTGCGCGTGCCCCCCGACCGGTGTCTGGTCCGGGGCAGTCCTGGTGTCGATCTCCCCGCCCGACCCGACGGCGCACTCGATCATGTGGGCGTGCCCGTTGTTGAAGGAGGTGAAGGACTTGACCCGCCACCCGGCCACCTCGGGCACGGGCGTCAGGAAGTACTCGTGCTGGTGCCCGTCCTGCGCGTCGGTGATCCCCTGGATGAGGGAGGGCACCCCCTCTACCACGGCCGCGGAGGCCGCGGGCCCCTGCGCCGGGAAGAGGTCCCCTCCCGACGCGATGGACGTGGTCGTGATCCCGGGGGAGGACATGGACGCCTGGCCGCCGCCAACGGCGACCTGCTTCTCCGACACCCCGATCTCGCCCACGACCCCGGGGGCGACCCAGACCAGCCGCACGGAGTCGGCCATGAGGGAGCCGTCGACGGGGAGGTAGAAGGCGTGCTCATCCACCTTGGCGACGTCCCCTGCCATGTCCCGGTCGGCCATCCACTTCCTCACGGCCTCCTCGGAGGCGAACCTGCCGGAGGCGAAGTAGAGCCCCCCGATGGTCAGCTCCGGCTCCGCCACCTCGCGGTGGTGCTCCAGGATCCCTCCCGTGAAGACGGGGGACAGGACCTCTCCCGCCCGGATCGTCTTGAGGTAGGACTCGCAGTAGGAGCAGGTCCTCTTCTCGCCGATGTTCTGGGGGCGCCACTTGACGATCGTCCCGACGCAGCACCCGCCCATCTTCCCGGTCACCTCGACCGCGAGTCGGCCGGTCCAGGGGTTCTTGTCCATGGAGTGGCTCCTCACAGGCCGGCGATGATATCGCCCGCCTCTTCCTGCGTGATGAGGCCCGCGGCCGCCGCGTCGCGGACGGCCCCGACCTTGAACTGCTTGACCTTCTTCGGGTCGAGCTTGTACTCCTCCTCCTCGCTCCAGCCGAACGCCTCCGTGGCGCTCGCCATCTCCTCGGCCAGGGCGCGGGGGATCTTGACCTTGGCCCCCATGTCCTTCTCGGGCGCCGCGGGGGCTGGGGCGGCGGGCTCCGCGGCGGGCGCCTTGGACCAGACCTTGTCCCGCCTCTTCGCGATCTGGATGGCGGCGGCGCGGTGGACGGCCGCCCTGGAGAGGAAGAACACCTGGTCCGCGCGGGAGAAGTCCTTGTTCTCGGACTTCTTGACGTTGGCGTTGGCCCTCCCCTCGAGGGTCCCGATCTCGCGGTTCATCTCCGACCACTCCTTCGGCTCCTCCCCCGTCCAGTTGGCCTTGGGGACGTAGTTGAGGAAGTAGCCGCGCTTCCCGACGAGCCCGACCTTCTCGGCCTGGTGGATGAAGTCCTCGTCCCTCTGCCGGAGGTCGTCCTCGGGGACGTTCGCCATGGTGCTGATGACGGCTTCCTCGGCCTCGGAGAACCTGCCGTGGGCGTCGTGGTGGGGGTTGAACTTGAGCAGGCCGCCGGTGGCAGACTTCAGGACGGACAGCCCGTCCCCGCCCCTCGATGGAGCCATGCGGACCTCCTGTCGGGAAACGACCATCTCGACCGCCGTCCCTACACGATGACGGGGTCTGCGAGCTCCGTCCTCGTCCCCGCCGAGTCGATCTCGACGGCCTTGAAGGCGGTCCCCCTCGTGACGGAGGAGACCCCGGTGGCGACCGCGAGGGCCGCGGCGTTGGAGTCGTCCACGTCCTCGATGAGGGCGCGCACCGCGCCGACCTGGTCGCGGTAGAACATGGAGAAGGGCTTCGGGCCCTGGAGGGCCGCGCTCAGCTCCTCGGCGATCGGCTGGAGGAACTCGGCCTCGGACCCGGGGACGCCGACCTGCGGGAACGACACGTAGACGTTCTTCATCTCGGGTCTCCTTCAGAAGACGATGACGCCCTTACCACCAGTCTTCCTCGACCTCCCCGCATTGTCAATAGGCGACCGCTCCTGGTTGACCGACAGCGGCATCACCAGGCCGCCCCCGACGACCGGCTGCATGAAGGCGTCGCCCCCGAACTCGGGCGACCTCACCGGGGGCGACACGCCGAACGCCACGGACGGCGGCGGCGCCTCCGGCGGGGCGGCGGGCTGCCTGGCCGCCCTCGGCCTGCCAGCCTCCGGCGACGCGATACCCGCATCCTCCCCGTGAAACCGCTCCTCGAACCGGTAGTGGAGCATCGAGCAGTTGTGGGACACGATTCCCCTGGCGACGTAGCTCCTGTCCTCCTCCACCTCGAAGTGGTACGCCGTCCGTGGCCGCTTCATCTCGACGATCTTCACCGAGACGACCTCGATCGAGGTGAACTCGTAGAGACCCTCGTGGTTGGCCACAACCCGCAGAACCTCGTCCCGGCACCCATCTACGCCGTCCTTGATCCGTTTCCCTGAAAACCGGAACACCTCCCATCCGTGTCCCCTCAAGTAGGCGTCCTTCTTGGCGTCCCTCTCCCGCGCCTCCTTCGAGTTGTGCCAGTTCCCCCCGTCGCACTCCACCGCGACCATCAACTCCGGGAGAGCGATATCAAGGAACCATCGTCCAACCCGAAGATTATGAACCGGCTCGAATCCCGCCCCCACGAACGAGTCGAACATCTCCCGCTCGATGTCGGTGAAGTGCCTCAAACGGCAGTTGAAGGGGACCTGACGATCGGCAATCATCCGTGCGATAACCTGCCGACGAGCCCTCTCCCTCCCTTCCGGGGTGCGAAGATGATCGAAGAATCCTTCCCGTGCGTGGAGCATCTTCATCAGACGTGACTGCCGCCCCCTCTTCTCGGGCGTGTTCACCAACGGAAGAATTGTCCTCAGATGCTCTCTTACCTTCTCCCTCTCCCCAGGATTCGACCTGATCATGTCGGCACGAGCCGCTGTCGCCGCCCTTGCGTTCGTGGTAGCGTCTCGCACCCCCGTCACGTATTCTGACCGGAGAACCTCCGCCTTCCCCTCGGCCTCTACCCGCTCGCGCTCCCCAGGGTTTTTCCATCTCGCGTTTCGCCCCTTCCCGACGCACCCGTCACAAAACTTGCGCGACCAGAGGATCTTCATCCCGCACCTGACGCATCGAGAGGCCAGGCACTGGACCCTCATCCCCGGCTTCAGGTTCTCGGCCTCGACCCATGAACCATCCTCAATCTGGAAAGGATGCTCAAGGGTGACACGATGCGCATCAACAGGATGCGTTCGCCCGGCGAAGTTCACCTCCACGCATCTCCCTTTCGTGTAGAGAGCGGGCTCGTACTTGACGATCGGACGAAATCTTCCGGCATGCGTCAGAACTTCAACCCCGACACCCAGCCTTCCCACCGGTGCCCACCCCGAGCGTGTCATAACTCTCGTCTTGGCATCGAGATAGGACATGAAGGCGTCAGGCCCGTGGTCGTCCTTCTTGATCGGCTTCCCGTACTTGTCCCGGCGGTACCGCTTGATCTGGTCCAGGAGCGTGTGGAGGTTCTCCCGGATGAACAGCTTGCCGGGGGTCACGAGGTACTTCACGCAGTTCCCCACCCCGTAGTCCTTCCACTTGGCGAACTGCACGTTCATGAGGTTGAACCCGGCCTGGTCCACCTCCAGGTTGTTGAACGGGTGGCTCGCGTCGCCGTAGACGAAGAAGTCCTTGTCCCCGTACATCTCCTGCCACATCATGAGGACCTTGATGGCCTCGGACGTGAGCTTGCCCGACAGGAACTCGGACTCCAGGACCCCGATGCACCAGTCGACCGGCGGCCCGTCCGGCAGCCCCTTCTTCGGGTCCGACGGCGGCCTCGTGAACCGCACGAGGACCGACAGGACGAGGGCCGTCTGCCCCTCCAGCCCCCAGTCGATCCCCACGGACTTCTCCGCGATCTCGTACCTCCTGTCCCCGGACAGGCTCTCCGCCACGGCCTCCGGGTCCTCCGCGTCGACCGGGGCGACGACCGGCCACGACTCCGGGACGAGGATCCCGTCGACGAGGGTCGGGTCGTAGATCGGGCGCATCCACTTGGGCCGGTTGTTCTCGTACTCGTTCTCGAAGACGTCCGTCCCCCGATTCATCTTCTTCGCGAGGATCAGGTTCTCCCTCTTCTGGAACCCCCGCGTGTGCCTCCCCTTCCCGTCGCACCCGGCGTACCTCCACCCGACCTGGTTCCCCTCGGGGTCGAGGCTCGGCCTCTTCTCGGTGAGCGGGCACTGCGTCCGGCAGAACTCCAGGGCCTCCGGGTCCCCCGGCGTCGCCGTCACGATCCCCTCGGAGCATGGCGCCATGGAGTCGTAGCAGTTCCAGTTGAACCGCCTGAACCCGCGCTCCTCCGCGTAGTCCCAGATCTCCTGGAACAGGCCGATCGGGTAGTGGAAGGTGGAGAGGACGACCACCATCGAGTTGGGCTCGGACATCGCGCCCTGCATGGCGGTCTGGATGAGGTAGTCGACGTTCTGGCTGGACTGGCAGGACTCGTCGACGATGAACCCAGGGTTGTGCTTGCCTCGGGTCTGCTTCTCCGACGCGGAGATGATCTTCAGCAGCACCCCGTTCTTCAGCCGCGTCTCGGTCATGAGCGGCTCCACCTCGAGGAGGGACGCCGACAGGACCGGGAAGCACTCCCAGAAGGACTTCGTGTACTGGTAGATCAGCTTAGCTTGTTCAGTGGATCCGGCCATGCTGGTGAACGACATCCGGTGGTAGACGAGGCAGAGCCAAACGAGGATGGCCGCGCACAGCGTCCCGCCCGACCCGCGCCCCTTCCACAGGATCGCCTGGTTCGCCCTCCGGTAGAACATCGTGGAGATGAACTCCACCATCGGGGGCGAGAGCTTGATCGCGAGCCGCCTCGCGTCCTTCAGGACCCATAGCTTCTTCTCGATCAGGTCCCGGATCTCCCGGTCCTGCCTCTCGGCGAGCTGGGCCTCCGTCTCCCCCTCGGCCGCGGGGCGCAGGAGGTCCGGGAGCCCGTACGACCTCGGGTCCTGGGACTTGGCCCTCCCGTCGAGCTCCGCGTCGATGCGGGCGAGGTAGGTGAGGTCGTTCCGCATCGCCGCCATGTCCAGCTGCGGCGCCTTAGTTTTGGTTCGGCTCACCCGTCACCCCCATGGCGGACGCCGCGCCGACCTGCGTGAGGCGGTTCACGACATCCCGCCTGCGCTGGATGAGCTCCTCCGTCGACATCCTCGACAGGTCGACCGTCAGGTTCAGGTCCACCGGCGCCTTCGAGATGATCCCAGCGTCCATCATCAGCTTGACCCTCTTCTCGCAGGCCGTGATGGCGGTGAGGAGGAAGTCGTTCTTCGCCTTCGGGTTCTCCGTCTCGGAGTAGTTGAACATGGCCTCCTTCTCGATCTCCTCCAGGTGGGCCATCGCCTCCCCCATCTCGGTGTTGCGGTCGGCCTGGGCCGCGAGCTGGGTGAAGTGCTCCTTGATCCACTTCGAGTCCCGGACGATCGCGTTGCGGGTGACGTTCAGCTCCCTCGCGATCGCGGTGTGGTTCAGGCCCCGCATCTTCATGCGGAAGACCTTGATCCTCCGCTCGTAGGTCTCCTGCGTCGACGGCTTCGTCGCGTACATCTCACTTCTCCTTCCTGTCCTCGGCCTCCTCGTTCCTCGGCCGCCCGGCCCTCTTCGAGACGGCCTTCTGGATCTCGTTCCTGACGAACTGGAGGGCGAGGGCGCTGGACGTCCCGTCGGGGTAGATCAGCCGGAAGGCCGCCGCCCTGTTGACGAGCTTGCCGACCTTGAGGGAGTCGATCCGCAGGATGTCGGCGAGGTCCTCGGAGTCGAAGCGGACGTTCGACCAGAGCCACTTCCACCGGGCCTTCTCGTCCCCCGGCATCGCCCCGGCCGGGTCCCCGAAGGCCACGGGGAACATGGACCACGCCGTCACGAGATTTCGGAGCACCGGGTCACGGACGAGCGGGTGGAGGTTCTCCGCCCGCGTCTGCTCCCTGGCCTTGAACTCCAGGACCGCCGTCTCCTTGTCCGTCATTCTCACCCCACTCTGAACGAAGCCGCAATCCCACATGATTGTAACGCCAGGGGAACGGTTTGCCCAAGAACCTAACCGCCACCGCCTCCTCCACGGAGAACCCCCGGTCCCAGGCGTAGGACAGCCCGGCGCGCAGGACGAGCGCGTCGAAGGCCGGGCCGTTCCACCTCCCCCAGTCGAACGGGACCCCCGCCCTCTCCCAGACGTACCTCGGCATCCCCCCGTCGAGCCGCAGGGCCGACGACGGGACGGACATGAAGACCGTCACCGCCCTCCCCCGGAACCCGGAGAGGACGTCGGCGTACAGGCCCCACGGGTCGCGCCCCCCGACGTCCACGACGTCCACGTCCCTCTCGGCCGCCAGGATCGCCCCCGCGGCCCCGGACGGGTCGTCTCCCGTGTACCCGACGTACCTCATCCTCGGCCCGCACAGCCTCTCCCACACGGGCCAGTTCCCGGCCAGGTCCACGACGACGACGTGCCCGAACCCGTGGTGGCGGCCGAAGAGGCTCCGCCGGACCTCGACCTGGGCGTCCCACGCGGTCATCGCCTCGCCGTCTCCACGAAGGCCCCCTCGATCCTCGCTATCGCCTCGACGTACGGCGCCGCCTCCCCCTCCCTGCCCTCCGGCACCCCGACGACGGTCCACACCATCCTCGGCGGCCTCGACGCGTCGAGGGGCCCGACCTCCCCGGCCCCCGACCCCGCGAGGGACTCGACGAGCTCGTCCGTCATCAGCCCCTCCACCGCGGACCCGTCCCGGATGCTCGCGATCAGCGACTGGAGCCCGTCCGTCCACCGGCCCTGGATCATCTCGTTGTTCAGCGAGACGGACAGGGCCTTCTCCTCGTCGTCGGACAGGTCCACGACCACGACCTGTGTCCTGTCCTCCCCGTTCCTCCTCAGCACCTTCAGCCGCTGGTGGCCCCCGACGACCCTCCCGGACCTCTCGTTCCACACGATCGGCTGGACGAGCCCGTACCTGAGGATGCACCTCTCCAGCCCGTCGAGGGACGCGTCGTCTATCTCCCTCGGGTTCCAGTCCGCCGGGGAGAGGGAGTCAAGCGACCTCTCCTCGATCCTGAACTTCCCCAGTCCCGCCATGGAAATCCCCCCCAACACGGCCCCGCGCCCCGCGGCCGACCACCTCGACCCGCTGGCACCTCGGGTTCAGGCACGACCACGCCTCGTGGTCCAGGTCCACCTCGCCCAGTCTCATGACGGCGAGGACCCGCACCCTGCCCCCGCACACCCCGCACCGCTTCCACGCCCCCATCCTACCCTCCCCCCGGCCCTCCGCCGGAACCCCCGTCAATCCTTGTTCTCGAACTTCAGCCTCCCGATCGGGTCCGCAGCCACCTGGTCGGCGACCACCGAGCCGTCGTCCGTCGGGTCCAGGTTCGCCTGGTACAGTTGCGCGGCCTCCGTCGCGTACAGGTACTTCACCCGGACCACCACCCCCGGCGCCACCTGGCCGACATACTTGTCGTGGATCGTGACCTTCCCCACGGACACGAGCCGCCCGGAGTCCAGGGCCGCGACCTCCACGGAGGACTTGTCCCCGTTCCACTTCAGGACCTCGACCGCGATCTCGGCGTAGAACTTCACCTTCACGGCGATGGCCTTCGCCAGGCTCGGGCGCCGCCCTGCCTCGTAGGGCGCGTCCAGCCGCTTGAACACCACCCCCTCCTTCCGGCCCGCCCGCAGGCCCTCGACCAGCACCCCCTTCGCGTCCGCGCCGACCACGAGCGGGACGACCCGGACGTGCTTCGTCGGCTTCGCCAGCCGCGAGGCGAGCAGCCCGTGGCGGTACTCGCACCCGCTCGTCCCCACGTTGGCGACACCGTCCATCGTCATGTCGAAGACGTTGTAGACGTCCCCGACCATCTCCCCGTCGAACTCCCCGACGAACCCGGACATCTCGCGGGCCACTGCCTCCGGGATCGGGCAGGGCAGGCCCCGCTTGTTCAGCCCCACCACTCCCCCGCGGGTGACCTTGATCATGATTCGCTTTCCGTTGATCTTCTCCTGGGCCCCCCACCCGTCGTCCCCGACGAGCCACCCCAGGTCGCTCTCCTCCGCCCACGTCAGGAGCATGGGGCGCAGACCGGGGTCATCCTCCGCCTTCGCGGCGGCCTTTTGGGCGGGGGCCGCGGCCCTGGCGGCGGGCTGCGAGAACGCCGGGGCGTCCTCGCCCTCGGAGTAGCCCTTCGCCCGCTTCTGCTTGAGGAGACCCTCGTAGACCTTCTCCGCCTGGGCGCGGGACACGGGGGACTTCGTCTTGGCCCCTCCCTGGACCCACCCGCCGACGGGCCCGAACTGGAAGTTCACGAGCCATCCGTTCCCGGACCGCTCCATCCAGACCGTGTACTGCTTGTTGCTTCCGCCCTCGACGCAAAAAAGTGTGACCGACTTCACTCGCTCACCCACCACAGACCTCCTGATGCGGACACCGCCCGTAGATGTGCTTCGCTGCGTTGCAGTTCCAGCACAACGTCTGAAACCCCTTCGGGAAACCCTCCCGTCTCAGCCAAGCATACAGCGTCGTCTTGATCGCTCCCGTATGACGACGACCACCACCGGCTATGTGATCAATCGTCAAAAATTTAATATCACTTTCCCCACAACACCCGCACACCTTCCCGTAGACCCCGAACACTTCTTCGCGCAACTTTTGATAGCAGCGTAGGGACTGCTCCCGACGCATCTCTGGATTCTTCTTGATCCACCTCTTGACCCAGAAATCAGTACGTTCCTTTCCGCGAGTCGTCAGACGATAACGGTGGACCGACGCATTCCTGGCCAACCTACAAGGGTCACACAAAGTCTTGCCCACAACAAACGGGCGCTTCCCACATGTTGGGCACAACCCCGCTTGTCTACGTCTGTCCCTACGCTCGCGATCACGCCTCGATCTTCCGGACTGACCGGTCCCTTTGACACCTTGCATCTGACACCTCCTTCTGGATGTCAGTATATTGCATCATAGATTAAGATGCAATAGGCGGTGCAGTACAGGGTCGTCTTCTCGGCCGCCGTCATCGTCGCCATCCCGTCCTCCTCCGGCTCAGCACCGGAAAGCGTACGCTCCCCTTCCGAGGGCCTGGTTGAGCAGGTCCTCCACCGCGCCCCACTCCCTGTCGCTGTTCGAGAACGACAGGAAGCCGTCCCGCCTCTCCAGGAGGGAGTAGGCGAACGACCTCCCCGTCCTCGGCAGGAGCCCGACCGCCCCCTCAAGCATCTCCAGCAGGGCCTCGCGCTCCTCCCCCGGCTCCGCCCCCTTCAGGTCGAGCACGAGCCCGACGATCTCCCGCATCCTCGGGGAGGCCTGGAGCCCCTTGGCGAGGTAGTCCCTGGCCAGCGAGAGCAGGCACAGGTCGGGCTCCGGGTTCCCGGCTATCGACGCCGCGCAGAGGGACCCCTCGACCTCGGCCAGGAATGTGGCGTTCCTCTCCCGCCCGGCCGCGGCCCTCCGGTCCTCGCGCCACTCCCTCGCGGCCTCGCGGATCTTCCTCTTGTCGTGCCTCGGGTCCATCTTCCCCTCCGTTACGCCCTGGACGCCGGGGTCTCGCAGCACATGTCCCCGTCGAGGCAGTACACCGGCTCGTCCTCGCCCTCGATGCGGACGACGTTGCCCATCTCGTCCTTGATGGGGTGCCCCCACTGATCCATCAGCGGGAGCGAGGTCCCGGACTTCGCGGCCTCGACCAGGGCGGGGGCCGCCTTGGCCTTCTCGTCCGCCACCTCGATGAGCTGCGCCCAGTACTTGGGCATCATCTTGCGGGCGGCCGCCATCTGCTTGGGGGACAGGGGGGAGGAGAACCGCCTCTCGGAGTCCGCCTCCCACTTCGAGACCTGCTTCGCGAAGGAGGAGAGGATGATGGCGTCGAAGCCCGTGAAGCCCCGCCCGTTGGAGTGGACGGTGACCCCTGCCCCGCGCTCGTCGGCGGTCTGCCGGGCGTAGACGGCCTTGAGGGCGTGGACCACGAACTCGTCGGACCGCTCCAGGGCTCCCTGGACCGCCGCCTTCTTCGCCTTCTTGGTGGCCTCGGTGTCCCAGCTCATGGTCCCCTCCTCACTCATCACACCTATATTATATAGGTTTTCCCCCTTTAGTCAACGGCAATTCCGGGGAAATCTTTCCGGGAACGTAAGGTTTCCGCGTCACTCCGGGCCCCCGGCTGGCGTATAACCCGTGGCGAGCAGGAAAGGAGGCCATGTCGGCCGTCCGGCGGGCCTTCGGCAGGGCCCGACCCCCCGTCAGGCCCCCCCCGCCCTCCCCGGCCATGACGTCCCCGACCCAGGCCGCCTCCGCATCTCCTCGGACGACCTCCGCCGCCGCCGCCCACCCCCGCGTCTCCTCCTCCGCGTTCCCGTCGAGGGACAGGACCCGCACCCTCCCGCCACGCCCCCTCCGCGAGATCTCGAACCCGTGGCTCGCCCCGCCGACCTCGATCCAGAGGACGACGCGCCCCCCTCCGAGCTTGACCCTGATCCCGACGTCCTTCTTCCCGAGCCTGCCCGCCCTGAGGACGTCGAAGAACGCCCTTGGGAGGATCAGCGGACCCGCCACCCGACGAACCTCCTACCCTGCTCCTTCGCCCAGAGGTCGGCCTCAGCCTTCGAGCAGAAGGAAACATCCTTCTCCTCGCCGCCCTCAAGAAGCGCATGGAAATCCCGCAGGCGGCAGACTCCCCGCGCCCTGCCGTCCTTCCCGCCCAGGACCCCGTCGACGACCTTCCAGTAGGACTGGCCGTCGAGCGCCTGGCACCACGAGCACTGCTTAGCCATCGGGCCACCTGGACAGGATCCGCAAGACCCTCCGGACGTACGCCGTCTGCTCCCGCTCCTCGAAGTACGAGCACCCCGCGCACCCCATCCCCCTCGACGGGCAGGCCTCCGGGTAGGACATCCTCAGGTCCATTAGGACGACCCACCGGCGGCTGTTCCAGCAGAATCCCTTCTTCCCTCCCCCCCTCACAGGCTCACCCCGTCGACTTCCTTCGGGATCCTCCCGGCGAGTTCCATCAGCGGGTTCCTCCAGAACGCCCACTCCCGCTCCTCGCGCCTACTCCGGCGCCGCATGTCCCGCAAGCTGTCCTCCTCCCAGGCGCCCATCCAGCACCTCGGGTTCCCCTTGTTCAGCCGCTTGCAGAACCTCCGCTTGAGGGTGGAGAGGCCGTCGAGGTTGTCCTCGCAGACCGTCGGCCAGACGTCCCACCAGATCGTGTCCCACATCTGGCCCTTCGGGGGCTTGAAGTCGAAGATGTCCCCCTGGACGATGGTCAGCTTCTCCGCGTCCTTCCCCAGGAACCTGCGGACGTGGGGCCCGACCAGGTCGATCACGTCCTTGGACTTCTCGACCACCAGCACCTTCGTGACCTCGGGCTTCCGGCACGTCGGGATCAGCATGACCCCCAGGCCCATGCCCGCGATCAGGACGTCCCCGTTGGCCGCGTGGACGGCGCAGGAGTTCGTGTCCTGCTCCATCTGGGTGTCGCTCATCATCAGGTCCCCCCCGACGACGAGCCGGGCGTACCTCCCCGGCGGGACGTACTCGCCCGAGCGCATGTTGACGGCCGCCCGTATCGACGTGAACCGGCTGGCCTTCTCGTCGACCTCGAAGTGCGCGACCTTGGCCTCCCCGCGCTCGCCCTCGGGGACGACCTCAACCATCTTGGGCCACTCGATCTTGAACCAGGTCATCCCATCCTCCACGGCTCGCGCCTCGCCTTGTTGACCTTCATCATCTCCTCCTGCTCCGCGTCCCGGATGAACCGCCAGACCTCGTGGAGGGCGTCCAGGCTCATCGCCAGGAAGTCCTCCTCCTTGATCCGGTAGCGCCTCCCCGCCACCCGCGTCATCCCGCCCGTGATGAGGCGGACCATCTCGCGCTTCCGGTGGTCCGCCTTCCGCATGAGGCCCACCAGGGGGTTCTTCTGGAGTTCTTCCTGCCCCTTGGCGTACCGCTCCTTGGCCTCATGGCAGGAGGTGCCCCCGGCCAGGTCCCCGCTGGCGCAGTCCGCGCACTTGGCGGGGCAGAAATCGCACGACGACCCCATGTCAGCGTCCTCTCCGCGGGCTCTTCCTCAGTGCGCCGCACTTGCACACGAAGGCGAGGACGTCCTCGCCGAACTCGTTCTCGGAGACGTCGACTACCTCGACGTCCGCCTCGTCCACCTCCCCGCAGTCGGGGCAGGACACCACGATCCCCTGGACAGCCGCTCCGCGCATCTCAGCCTCCTACCCCCCGAAGGCGGCGGCCACGGCCGACGCCAGGGTCCTCCGGACGTACGTGCACAGGTCCCCGCCGCGGGAGATGGACACCTTCCAGAAGGTGTCCGCGCCGTCGGACTCGGCCGTGATCTCCACCCTCCAGTCCCGGGCCATTTTCGCCAGCATGCTCTCTACGCTCATCTCCCGCCTCACTCACTTGACACATATATTATATATGTTTTCTAACATTAGTCAATAGGGAATCCGCAAAAATCCTACAACACCTCCGCCGTGAAGGCGTGCTCCTCGGCGGTCTCCTCCTCGTCCATCCCCCCGAGGAGCGCCGCCGCCTGGGCCTCCTCCCACCGGCACCGCTTGCAGAGGCGCGGGCCGTACCTCCTCAACCGGCCCCACATCCCCCGGTACAGCGTCATCCTCCTGCGCTCCATCTCCAGCCCGCACATCGAGCGCAGGACGCCCTCCCCGAGGTTTCCCTCGACGACCTCCCACACATGGAACTTCGGCTCCCTCTGGAGCAGCGAAGACCCGACGTAGAACTTGCCGCGCTCCGGCTTCACCGGGAATCTCCAGGCCATGCCCGCCTCACGTCTTCCCCCTCCCCACCCAGCACTGATCGTCCCCCTTCTGGTGGATCGGCCCCCCCGACTTCCCCTTGGGGACCAGGGGGTCGGAGGGCCCGATCGGGTCGCGCCCCGCGCCCCTGTCCCAGCAGGTGCAGTAGTAGGAGTCCCTGCCCTTGAACCCCGGCTTCCAAAGCCTGGGGACTATTTCCATCGTCTTGTAGAGGGCCTCGATGTCGGCCAGGCGGTCCTTGATCGTGTTCGCCGCCGCCACGTCCAGGAGACGGTTCCCGTGGCACCTGGCGAGGACCTTGCACACCCCAGCGAAGAAGTCGATGCCGACGCCCTTCCGGTCGTCCGCGCCGTGCTCCCCTACCGTGGCTTTCATGACACCTCCATGATCCGCTCGCAGGTCAGGATCTCGTCCCGGTGCCGCTCCATCCACCTCCGGCACCTCCTGCACCACCCCTTTTTGGCCCCGTTCAGGTAGTAGTAGGCCGTTGGCTCCGCCAGCATCCCGCTGTTGGCCTCGAACCCGCACGCCGCCCTGACCACGACCCCACGGGGCTCCCCGGCGTCGAAGAACCAGTGGGCCTTCGACCACATGCTCTTCCGCCTCTGCGTCAAGATGCAGATGCGGGCCTTCACGCCCCCTCCATCATCTTGTGGGCGACCGCCACGTTCCTGATCTTCTCGACGATCCGGCTCACGAGGTCCTTCACGGCCACGCACTCGACCCTCCCCTTGACGGTCCCGTCGAGGTCGATCTTCGCGTTGTCCGCCCGATCGGGCCCCCCGGGTCCGAACACCGCGTCGTAGAGAAGGCCCGCGACGTCCCCGTCGTAGAGGGTGAGGCTCACCTTCGAGTGCTCGTCGTACGCCGCCCCCCAGGAGAGGGCGAAGTCCCCCTTCGAGCCGCGCTTGATGGAAAACCGGAGGGTCGCCCCCACCTCCTCGCCAGCGGACCAGGGGACGATCCTCGCGCTGTCGCACCACTTCGAGTGGCCCTTCTGCATCACCTTCTCGACGACCTCAGGGATGCGCCAGGTCACCAGATACATCAGGTCTTTCCCCGCCATGACGAACACGCCATCACCTCGCCACGTCGAAGAAGTCGAGGAGCCTCTTCCTGTCCTCGCTCGTCACCCAATACTCGTCCACGAGGTCCCTGGCCTCCAAAAGGCCCATCCCGGTCGCGGACCGGATGGCCTTGATCGCCATGGTCTTATTCCCCGTGGGCGATTCGGGACGGCTCTCGATCGCGTCCTTGAGGATCGCGTAGTCGTTGCGGGACATGGTCCCGATCTTCCGGGGCCCCATGATCGCCCTGGCGACCCTCCCCTCCGCCCCGTCCTCCGCGATCTTCTCCACGATGGGCTGGACCAGGTCGCAGAGGCGCTCCGTCTCCCCCCTTCCGGCCTCCACCGCCCTCACGAGGGCGGAGACGGCCTCGGTCAGATCGCGCAGCGCCGCGAGGAGCCTCTCCTCGTTCACGGGGCCGCCTCCTGGGCCGATGGGTCCCATACCAGGGCCCAGCCCGGCCCGCCCTTGATCAGGTCCGCCTTGCGGCGCAGGAGGTCCCGCGCCTCGCGCAGGGCCTCGGCGTCCCACTCCCCGTTGATCTGGAGGGCCTGCCACCGCAGGAAGGCGGCCGCCTGCTCCGTGGTGATCTCCCTCTTCCTCTCCCAGAAGGAGATCTCCCAGCACGCCCCCGCCTTCTCGCTGACGTTCTCCATCGGCTGGTTGGCCCGGTGGAACACAATGTCCAGCTCGGCCTTGGTCATCGTTTCATCAGCCTTTCCGCCAGGCGTCTCGCCTCGACTTCCTCCCACTTCTCGGGCCAGTTCCAGGGCTTCTCAAGGAAGCCCAGGAGCTGTTCGGCGGTCCACCCCTCCTCCACCAGGAGCCGGGCGACCGCCACGACGTTGCGGTAGGTCTCGTGCCACCCGCTCACGCCACCCCTCCGACCTCGGCGGGCTGGGGGTTCAGATCCGCAGCCAGTCCGACGAGACGCTTCACGGTCTCCGCCGGGAACTTGAACGTCTTGCCCGAGAGGTCCTCGGCGAGGACCGGAAACCGCTGGGCGCGGAGGTTGAGCCCCGTGATGCGGAAGATCCGCCCGTTGCTCTTGAACCTCGCCCCGAGCATCGATGGCTCCAGGCCGACGAGCTCGGCGCACTGCCGGAAGGTCTCCGCCTCCCGCGTCAGGGCCCCGTCCTCCCCCTTCGCCACGAGCTTGAACGCCACCGGCAGCTCGGTGTGGCTGAAGGAGCAGTGCTTCCTCACGAGGGCCAGCCCGTTGCGCTCCGCCACGGCCTTCAGGGCCTCGTCGCACTCCGCCAGGACCTTCCGCACCGTCTCGCGGTCGAACATCGTTCTTCCTCTCACTTGACACCTATATTATACAGGTTTTCCCCCTTTAGTCAACGGCAATTCCGGGGAAATCCTACTCCCCCCCGTCTTTCCCGGCCAGGCTCTCCGCTACCCTCTCCTCCACCGTGACGTCCACCCCTCCCCCGTTGATGATGTCCCTGACGTAGACGTCCCCCGTCTCGTACAGCCCGAAGGTGTAGGGGCTCTTCACGGCGCAGAGCCAGGAGGCGTAGCAAAGGTTCCCCCTCTCCACGTCCGGCGCCTGGTTCTTCTTGAGGACGCGCCACTCCCACCCGTCCTCCGACCGGAAGACGGCGTAGGGGTCCCCGACCTTCCTGAGCTTCCCGCACTTGTTCCGCATGTCCGTCCCCGCCCCCTAATGGAGGGGGCCGCCTCCCGTCCCACACAGGCGGCGGCCCCGTCCGGTCAGTTCTGGAGGGCGATCGTCTCGCCGTCCAGGGTGATCTCCAGGACGTTCTCCAGGGCGAAGGTCCTCCAGGCCACGCCCGACTTCGAGTCGGAGGCCTTGGGGAGGAAGGGCTCGACCACGGAGAAGTCCACCTCGACGCCGTCCGGGGTCAGCCACTTGTCCTCGCCCTTGCAGCCGCTCGCGACCGGGTAGGCGGCCAGGTAGAGCTTCCCCTTGTTCTCGATCATGAACCGCCCCTGGTGCTGGCCCCACGGGAGGGGCTCGGACTCGAAGGAGCGCTCGCCGCCCTGCCGCTCCTGGAGGTTGTTGACGCAGGACTCGTAGGCCGCGCCGAGGATCACGTTGCGCCGGGTGAGCCGGCAGATCTCCGGGTTCGGGTTGTTGGTCTTGCGGACCTTGGGCTGGGTCTTGGTGAGGATCCCGACCGGGAAGCAGCCCCCGCGGGCGTTCAGGAGTTCGACCAGTCCCGTTCTCGTCATCGTCTTCATCTCTTCGTCTCCTTCACTCTTGACACATATATTATAGAGTCTTTGAGTTATTAGTCAATAGGGAATCTTCCGGCGGGCTAAAAAAACCTATGGACGCACAGGCATGGGCCTCAAGGACTTGCATCAATCGGCGTGAAACAGGCGAAGTTTCTCGGGGAAAAACGGGGAATCTCGCGTCGGTCAGGACGGCCTGCCCTCCTCCCACCCGGGGCCCCCGTCCTCCCCCATCAGCGCCTCGGCCACCAGGGCGGCCTCGATCGTCCCCCAGCACTCCATGCAGGTCAGGTACCGGTGGGGCGCGACCTCGTCCATCCGGGACTCCACCTCCGTCCTGACCTGGAAGGCCTCCCCGCAGGCGGCGTGGAACACGAGGGGGCTCGCCAGCCCCTTCGACTTGAACCCCTCGTCCACCGTGACCCGGACCGCAAGGTGCCACAGGCACCCCCTCCACCGGATGAGCGGGTACCCCCCCTGCCTCCCCCGGATCGCCTGGTGGATCGCGGAGACCCCGGCGGAGCACCTCTCCCATGCCGTGACGCGCATCCTGGGGCCCCCGTCGATCGCCTCCTGGAGGCGCTCGTTCAGCCTGCGGAACCTCTCGTCGGGGAGGTCCACCTCGAAGTAGTCGCGGACCTGGTCATCCCTGTCGCGAGGCATCGGGCACCCTTATCGCCGAGAGGTCGATCCCGCCCAGCGTCTCCGCCGCGACCTGGGCGTCCCCGTGCTTCCTCCTCCACGCCGCGCACCGCTTGCACTGCGAGAACCCCTGCCCTGCGTCCCAGAGGGAGAACCGGAAGTTGCGGAAGTTGACGATGTCCACCCTCGACACCACGATCCCGCAGGCCGAGGCGTACGTCCAGACGTTGGGGTGGTCCCGCAGGACCCAGATGTGCTCGGTCTTCGGCAAGTGCGCCGATCCCCGCCCCTTCATCAGGAACCCGACCTTCATCACCCCCTCCCGACCGGCCTGGGCTTGGAAATGCCCACCACGACGACGACCGCCCCGGACTTGAGGGGGCAGCCCTTCTCGTCGGGGCAGCCGTCCCCCTTCGTCGGGCCGACGCAGGAGTTGGCCCCAAACCCGAACATGCTCTTCTTGTAGTCGGTCATGTCACTCGCCCATCAGCTTGTAGGCGACCTCGTAGGCGATCGGGCACACTTCGAGGACCATCCCGTTGCCCTCGTAGTGGGCCATCTTGTGCCTCTCCATGGCCCTCCGGCAGGTCAGGCAGGCGCGGTGCGTCCCGTCGCACGAGCACCTGACGACGCGGACCGACCCCCTGGAGATGAACGCCGTCTTGCACAGGTCGCAGATCATGGAATCACGGCCCCATTAGCGCGTCGACAACCTTCAGGTCCTTCGGGCACGCCTTCAGGGACTCCTTCTTCCCCCCGCCTCGCTGGCCCCTGCTCACGATGATCCCCCGCTCCTTCAGCCCCCGGTAGCAGATCTCGCAGAAGTGGTGGTAGGCCCCGCACGTGCACGTGAACGCTCGCCAGCCCCGCATCCACGAGGGGCGCCGCATCGGCTCGTCGTTGGTCCACCCGCAGTACCCGCACACATTCTTTTCCATTCCGCGCATGCGGTGCACGCTCACCGCCTCGCCAGCATGACCGCCGTCCGGACGCCCTCGTCCCTCGGGCACCGAGTCAGGTCGTGCTTGTTGACAGTCGTCGTGTGCCTCGGGGTGAAGTTGTTGCCGGACTCCTGGACGTGCGTCTTGATCCTCTCCTCGACCATCCCGAGGTCGTCCATCGCGCCCAGGCAGGGAAAGCACAAGGCGTACTCGTTCCCGTCGGAGAGGCACTTGCACACCGCCAGGGTCCTCGGCCTGCTTCCACAGATGATGCACCCGTAGACCCACCCCGCCCCGACGGGCTCGGCCTTCCCCCACCTCCCGCGGATCGGCTCACCCCTGCCCACCATCATCGTAGAACCTCGTCGCGTCCTCGATCGCCGACCGCATGATCTCCCTCGTCTTCTCGACCGAGAGCTCGATCCCCAGGAGACCCTGGATCTTCAGGCGCATCGAGTGGATCGCCTCGTCCTCGTCGAACTCGAACTCCCCCACCCGGAGGAAGTCCCCTATCCTCGCGTCGCGCAGGGCGAAGGTCCTCGGCCTGTCGGACGCGAACGTGCGGCGGACCCACTCCAGGTGGAACGACCGGAGGAGGGACTCCATGATCCCCGCCATCTCCTCCTCACCGACGACGTCGTCCTTCCTGTCGAGCAGGAACACCCTCGCCACCGCCATCATCGCCGGGGCGAGGTCCGGGTCGGCCGCGGCCCTGATGAACTCGTACGGGACCTCCCCGAACGTCGGGTCCCCCAGGCACAGGTCCGCGAACCTCTTGACGAAGTCGTCCACCCTCTTCGGAAGCGCCATGCCCATCCCGTCCTCCAGGGGCTGCCGCCCCCTCCACCTACCCCCGACCCGGACCGTTCCACCTCACGACGAGAGGATCTCCGCCGCCCTCTCTGCCTCGATGGCCGGGAGGCACCTCCTACACACGAACCTCCGCAGGTTGAGCAGGGGGTTGACCTGGTGGAAGTCGCAGTCGGCTACCGCCGCCCTGCGCCCGCAGGAGGCCACGACCGGGTCGGAAGGGACCACGAGCGGGCCGCCGTAGGCGTGGATCTTCCCTCCCTCGAACGGGAACCTGGTCCCGCCCCCCCGCCTGGCCAGGAACCTGACGTACCACATCCCTCACCCCATCATCCTTCCTGCCACGACGGCCGCCTCGAACATGGGCCCGGCCCTCCCCAGCCCCCAGGCCTCGCGCAGGGCCTCCCTCCTCACGTCCGCCCCCACCCTCGACCTCCTCAGCCTCCGGTAGAGGTCGACCATGAGCCCCGGCGCCCACGGGACCACGTGGATGCTGACCCCGCGCGCGCAGTCGTGCGGCGTCCGTATCATCTCCACGGGCACTCCCGCCGCCCGCAGGGACCCGGCCGCGGAGCAGGCCCTCCAGAGGCCCCTCCGCTCCGCCCCCGCCACGTCCGCCCTCGCGGACATCACCCTCGGGCTAATCCTGCTCGCCATGGCCCCAGCGGCGGGAACGCCGCTCGATATCGCCACCGTTGCGGGCCGAGGGACAGGAATGTCCCTCACGCCATCATCCTCGCGGCCACCGGCTCCACCACCCTCAGGATCTCCTGGGCGATGTACCTCGCGGCCTCCGCGTCGTCGTTGAAGTACCTGTGGTTCTTCTCCCAGATCGTCTCGGAGGGCTGGTTCGTCTGGTTGTTGAACTCCCTCACCGGGCCCGCGATGACGACCATGGAGTCGCCGCTCCTGGTCTGCGCGAAGCAGACGGCGACGTCGGCGTCCCAGTTGGGAGAGTTCACCTTGACGCAGTACCCCTGCTCGCGGCAGTTGGCCCACGCCTCGACGTAGACGTGGTCCCCGTTCGCCGACTTGACCCCCCGCACCCCCTTCTGGACGAGGGCGAGGACCTTGTTAGCGTGCTCCAGGCTGTAGTGGAACCGCATGGCTTCCTCACGACTTCACGGTGTGAGAGGGCTCCCGCTTCTCGCCCTGGTAGGGCTCCCCGAAGGACCCCAGGACCACGTGCCCGCAGACGGGGCAGACGCTCTCGTCGCCCCGGCGGAAGTAGGCGGACCCGTCCTTGCGGAAGAACTGGATGATGACTCCCGTGCGCCCCATGCCGAACTGCACTCCGCACTTCGCGCAGACCATGTCCCCCTCCTACGCAGCAAGGTCCTCCGGCCCATCGTCCCTCCCGGCGTCCGACCCCTCCGCCCCGAAGGCGTCGAGCCCGGCGGCCCTATCGGCCAGCCAGGCGTCGTAGTCGGCCACGAACCCGGCCCAGTCCCGCTCGATCTCGGCCTCGGACATCCCCTCGGCCTCGCAGGACTCCCGGTGCACCCCCCTCAGCGTGTCCATCCCCGTCTCCTCACCAGACCCATATATTATACGGGTTTTCTGGCTTTAGTCAACAGGGAATCCTGAAGATCGGCGTCCCGCTCCCTGGCGGACTGCAACGCCTCCACCTTGGCCGCCAGCGACTCGGCCTCCCGCGCAGACGAGAGGACGACTTGGTTCGCCCCCTCCAGGCATACCTTCAGCTCGGCGTTCTCCTTGCTCAACCGCTTCGCCTCGGCCTTCAGTCCCTTGATCGTGATCTCCTGGTCGATGATGGTGTTCGCCCCGATCAAGGGGCCAAGGTCGTGCCCCGTCCGAACGGCCTTCAGGTACTCCTCCAGCCTCCGGTTCTCCTCCGTGAGTCGCTTCACCTCGAACTTCAGCGACTCGATTGTGATATCCTGGTCAATGAGACGCTTCACCTCGTTCTCGATAGCGGTCAGTTCCTTGATGGTCTCCCTGGCCGGGATGAACTTGGGGTTTGTGGCGACCCGCTTGGCCCACTCGGCGTGGTCCTTGACTTCCGTCTCCATCTTGGCGCAACGTGCCGCGAGGGTGCTGAATCCGTCCGACAGTCGTTCGTTCTCGACCCTCAGCCGCCTGGCCTCGGATCTCACCTGTACCAGATCCCACTCCATCCGGTACTTCTCGGAAGCAGCCTCCGCCTCGTCCAGCGTGATGAAGCCCTGCACCAGGGCGTCTCCGCAGGCTTTCTTGAACTCCTCGGGCGTCCCGCCTTTCTTCCGCATGTCGTCGAGAGTGCTCATCGGCAGTTCCTAATGTTCAAATAGAGATTCGCCTTCGTCTCCTTGGACAGGGACGACTCCTTGACTTCCCTCTTCAACTTGGCCCCATGCTCCCCGTCGAGAATGCGCCGGGCGAACCGGCCCTCCATCTTCCGTAGCCCCTCGGGGGTATCGAAGACCGCGACACACCGGCACTCGAACCAGGAATGAACCAGTTTCATCGCTTCCCATCCTTCAGTTGCTCCAGCGCGTCCTTTACGGCAAGGTCGAAGGTCTCCGCTGTACCTTCCCCGCGCTCCGGCTCGTTCAACGTACATCCGCCCGCCCCGATCCGCTCCTCCGCGAAGAACGTCACGGAGACGTAGGGCTTATCCGTAACATCCTTGCCAACCGTGATCCTCACCCAAGACACCGTCGGGTCGATCCGCTTGGCGGCCTGAAGCAGGGCGTCTACCTTCATCCCCTCCACCGGCACGAGATCGTACTCGCCGGGGCC